ATAGACCTTACAATTTGAAAAGACATTAAACCCAGGAAGTACCGTAATCACAGCGATTGCGGTACTTTTTTGGTGCCTTGAAACGAGAAAATGAAATGTGGTGTGAGAAGTGCTGAAAAGTAGTGAAAATTGGAAAGTAGGAAACCGGTAGGTAACAAGTAGGAAACATGGAGAAGGTAACACTTTTTGAGGCATCTGTAGAAAGCAGAAATACCGCAACCACGTGGGTTACGGTATCTTTTCCAGCTCGGCTCTGAGCCATTCCAAGTCACGGTCTGTATAAGCAGCTTCGGTTATGTCGGTGATTCTGTGACCGACAAGTTTCTTTATGGTGTATTCGTCAACCTCAGCCTTCTTTGCCATTGTAATGAATGTCATTCGGGGATCATGCGGTCTATGATCGTCACGAAGTTTGAGAGCAGCAATAACCTTATCGAAACGGCCGGCATATTTGTCATAAGTGATCGTCATGCCGCCTTTGAGAGAATCCGGATCGTTAAAGAGGCGGGTGCTGCCAAGTTCAACGGCGTAGTCGTAGTTCTTCTTTACCAGGTCGAACACTTTAGGGTGTATTGGTACCATGCGGTGCCGTCCAGCCTGGGTTTTCATTCCGCCGACAATGTAGCGTTCGTCCAGGTGTACGTCCTCTAATTCCAGTATGGCGAGTTCTTGTGGGCGCCATCCCATGTAGCACTGTATGAGAATCCAGTCTACAAAGCGGATCTTGCCGAGGTTGTCCCAAAGGGTCTGCATTTCGGATTCCTGGAAGATGATGTGGCCACGTTTCGCCTCTTCCTTTTCTTTGATGATGTCGTCCGACAGTTCAAATGTCCGGGCGTAGTTCTTATCTACAAGCTCATATTCGAGAGCATAGTCCAGCATGAGATTGAACATAGACTTGATCCTGGATTTGGTACCAGCAGATGCAAGCACTTTTTCGCCTTTGTTGGCTCCACGTGAAGGGATAATATAGCCGTCCTCCATAATTCCTTTGATATGGCGGGCGCGCAGGTCCTTGACGCGCATACCGGCAATGGCGTGGCAGTAGCTCCATGCCGATTTGATGGTACGGCAGGAAGATTCGCTTTCCAGGGTAGCAAAGTATGCTGCAGTCCATTTTTCGTAAAGCTCAGCGAGAGTCATTGAGGCGTTCTGTATATCGTAAGGATTGGCTCCATACTCAGCGAGTGCCTGCAGAGCTTCCTTTTTGGTCTTGAACGTCCCCAGGGGTACACGGTTCTGCACTGTCTTTCCGGTTTGTTCGTCCGTAGTCCAGCCGAGAGTGACACGGGCCAGGTACGGCTTACGTCTGTTTCCGGAAAGTTTGGTTACGCTGCCGTAACCGTTAGGTAGTTTCATCCGGTAACCTTACTGATTCCACAGCCGCAGGCAGGCCGGAGAAATCCGTTTTGATCGGTTCCAGTTTGAGAAGAGAGGACAGAGAGATTTTCTTCTGTTCCGGAACCTTCTCATTAAGAACCGATGTAGGGAGTACATAAAAGTCCCAGTAGTCCAGGTCCAGGATTGAAACATCACGTGTACGAGCGGTAAAGACGCAGAACACATACAAATCATTGTTACGCATAGCCTTAGAGGCGTAGGTAGCTCCATCCCAGGCAAGTTTCTTTGCAATGTCAAAGATGATCTGAGAGTATGTATCTTCCGGAGACCAGGCCTGCAGGTAAGCAGACGATTTAACCTCAATCCGGAGTCCGGAAGGAGAAGTGAGGTCAAAAGGGAGCCAGTCTGTGCGAACTGCATCTTTTGTACCAAGAGCAGAGTGCACGAGAAATTCTGCAAGCACTCCACGCTGAGTATTGTTAAGAAGGTCAGAGCATGACCAACGCCAAAAGTCCTGCAGGATGATAGAAGTATCAGAACCATGCAGGGTAAATGGTTCATTTCCGTTTAGTTGTTCCATGATTTCCTCCGTATCTTTCCAGGAGCGTCCACAGGACACGCTTATCATCGCTGGAAGCGATTGAATACAAGGACACGAGCATTTTATCGTCCGGGACATTGTGAAGTCCGAGAAGGTAGTCTACGGAAACGTCGAGTGCATCCGCAAGGAGAATGGCATTATCGACAGTAGGTGTTCGCAGTCCGTTAAGGTAGCGTGAAATTGTAGCTGCAGTCACACCGGAAAGAGTAGCCAAGTCGTTGCCGTTCAAGTGGCGTTCCTGCATACATTGAGACAGACGCTCTGAGAATCTGTTAATATCCATAGGCGTAACCGGACAGACCGGCACCACGTATGGAGTAGTCTAATAGTTTCCTGCACTCCAAATCCGAAAGCGGACCATAGGAGCGGATCAGTCCGAACAGCTGCAGATCAGTAAGCATAAGTTTACACTGCAGGAGACGGATTTTTGCAACAGTACCGTAGGAAGTATTCCTGGTACCACGATTACAGCTGTCACAAAAAGAGGAGAGATACAGAAGCAATGCAGCGGCATCGTTCCCGGACCTCTCCTCATTGCGTGCCAGCTCAAAGTATTTGTTATTCATAGGCACATCTCCTCAATACCGGCCGTAAAGTCGGTACCATTCTAAACTGATAATCTTTTTTCCTTACCGAGATATTTTTGAGATTCTGTGTAGGCTTTCAAGAAGCCTTTGAGTTCCCCGATAAATTCAAATTTTTTGTTCTCCGGCAACGCCCGGTACAATTCAAGAAGTTCGTCCTCTTCTGCAGTAGTGAGCTTGCGGGCAGGAGCCTCTTCGCCGGTGAGCAGATAATGAACGGATACGCCCAGGAAGTCAGCAATAGGTTTGATGTACTTTGCTGGCGGATCGCTATTGCGAGTTTTCCAGGTAGACATAGTGGACGTGCGTATGCCGAGACGATCACACAGGTCAGTGGCTTTTTTGTCCCGTTTTTCAAGGGTTTCTGTGATTCTTTCAATGATTTCCATAGGCAACCTCCAATATAAAAATAATACGCAAATAAGAGTAAAAACATTTACAAACTCGCATATACGTGTTATAATAAATACATGAAATACAAAACAATTCAAAGTTGCGAGCTGAGATATTGTGCGTGTATTTCGTGCGTCTGTTTGCGAGTTTGTAAAGAGGTTTACTTACATTATAGCACGCAAATCAGAAAAGATAAATAGTTTTTACACAAATGCGAGAAAGGAGTGAAACGCAAGCATGAAGCAGGAAACATCACAGTGGGGCAAAGCTGTTAAGAAGGCAGTGATCGACCACAACATGACATTGAAGCAGCTGGCCGAAAAAATCGGTTACAGCAATGCAACTGTTTCCCAGGTCGTCAATGGCAGATATTCCAATTCAAGCTACAAGATGATTGCTGAGAAGATCAACAAAGTGCTTGGAACGGAGGGACTGCCGGAGAGGACCGAGACACCTTCCGATGAATGGTGCCAGTCAGTGAAGATCGAACTGGTGAAACAGAGCATGACCGTCAATGAGCTGGCGAAGCAGCTGGATGTCTCCAGGGATCGGCTGTCACTGGTAATTAACGGCAAGATGATGAACGAAGCAATCGTTGGCGGGGTGAACCGCCTGCTCAGAATCAACACGGCCGCTGTTCCAGCTGATAAGTAAATTATAGCGGAAGGGTAGGTAACAAGAAATGGGAAGAGGCCCTATGAATGAGAACCAAAATGTATATTTCCAGGCGAGAAAAAAGGCCGCAGCATACAACGAGAGGCTATGGAGCCGTGAAGGAGCAGCAGAGCTGTTAGGAATATCGGTATCGACGCTGGCTGATTATGAGCTTGGTAATACGAAAGTGGTTCCAGTGGATAAGGTAGTTCTTATGGCGGACCTCTATAAAACGCCGGAACTGATTACTGGGTACTGTATGCGAGAATGCCCGGTACACGGATTCCTACCGCTGGCAACCGAAGAAAAAAGTTTAGAAGGAATTGCATTAAGGCTTTTGCAGAACTTCAACGAGGATTCATTGAAGGATATGCGGGACAATCTGATCGAGATAACAGCAGATGGGAAAATCACAGAGGATGAATTACCATCCTTGAAGAAAATCATCGACCAGCTCGAAAAGATGGCAGAGGTAATAAGCGAAATGAAAATTGCCGGAGAGAAGTACATGAACGGTAAGTAAGCCGGAGCAATGCCGGAAAGGAGTTTCAGAATTGAAGAAATCGAGTAAGCGAAGAGTATTGTTTGCGGTGCGAACAGCGACAATGATCGGAGCTGCCTGGTTCGCTGTCAATGGCATTACAGATACGCTCGGACAGGAGAAAGAAAAAAGCCGGCCGGTCTACATAGCCACAGAAGAGGTGGCAGAGGCAACGTACTCACCGGAAGCAGGAGCGACAGAAACACAGCCAATAGAAACAGCGAAGGCAACAGAAGAACCGCTGATTGCAAGCATGGATTGGGACAAGGACGATTCCTATATGTTATGCAAGATAGCGATGGCCGAAGCTGAGAGCGAAGGCGTAGAAGGAAAGGCACTGGTAATGCTGGTAGTCCTCAACAGAGTTTGGAGCGAAGAGTTCCCGGACACAATCGAGGAAGTGATTTTTCAGAAGAACCAGTTCAGTCCAGTAGCAAACGGAAGATACGATGAAGTAGAGCCGGATAAGGAATGTTACGAAGCATTGGAAATGATCCAGGTTGAGCATTGGAACGAAAGCCAGGACGCTTTGTATTTTGAAAGTAAGAGTGACAGTAAATGGCACAGCGAGAATTTGGAATTTCTTTTCAAGTACGGCAGACATTACTTCTACAAGTGAAAGGGGCATACGACATGAAGAGAATCAAGAGAAAAGTGAGACGGTTCGTAAGGCTGTATTGGTTTTGGGTAAGCCTGGGACTGGTCCTTACGAAGGTGTCCGTAGAAGCGGCATACGCAGAGAGAGGATACAAGGCATATGGAGGTGAGTGGCTGATGCTTCCGATAATGCTAATCGTCGGATATTTCGTGAATGAGGCGAGAATGTATCTGCCGGATCTCATTGAAGAATGGAGAGAGGAGAAAGCCTATGAACGAAGAATTGAAAGAAATCGTAGAAGGGTACAGGACGGAAGGAATACACATATCCGATGAAGAGGTAAACGAAATCCTTTGGCTGTGCAACAGAAAAATGGAGATCAGCAAGATCGAGAACGGAGAAGAGTACCTGCCGTTGCTTTTCAAGGACGAGGTAAAAAACTATCTGTTCAGACGAGGAGTAAATGCAGTGACACTTTTAAGAAGTTTGGAGGCGAAAGGAATATGTGTTCAGTATGCGGAATGAATCCGTGCCATCCAAGTTGTCCGAACGCACCGGAACCGGTACCTGTTTATGAGTGCTGCAGGTGCGGGTACGGAATCTTAGAAGGTGACAAGTTTTGGGATTCTCCGGAAGGCTATATGTGCGAGGATTGCGTAGATGAAATGGACGCAAAAGAGATATTAGAAATGTGCGGCGAAAGTCTCACAGAAGCGAAAAAGGAGGAAATGTAAATGGCAGAGCAGAATGCAGTAGCAACGCAGCAGCAGAACACGCAGTTAAGCGTGACTGTACAGATTAAGAACATGATTTCCCAGGATGCGGTCAAGAAAAAATTTGCTGAGGTACTGGGGCAGAAAGCACCGCAGTTTTTGGCATCTATCACGAATGTAGTGGCAGGATCGGCACAGTTAAAAAAATGCCCGGCAAACTCAATTATGAGTTCGGCATTTGTGGCAGCGACGTATGACTTGCCTATTGACAGCAACCTTGGGTTTGCGGCGATTGTTCCATACAATAACAGCAAGTACAATCCGCAGACGAGACAATGGGAGAAACATCCGGAAGCACAGTTTCAGATGATGTATAAAGGCTTCATCCAGCTGGCAATTCGCTCCGGATATTATGAGAAGATGAACTGCTCAGTAGTCTACAAGGACGAGCTGGTGTCTTACAATCCGATTACCGGAGAGGTTGAGTTTGTGACAGATTTCTCTCAGTGCAAGAACAGAGCAGAAGGCAATGCAGAGAATATCGTCGGTTACTATGCCTGGTTTAAGCTGCTGACCGGATTCAGAAAAGAGCTGTTTATGACGGTAGCCGAGGTTGACAACCACGCAAGAAAGTATTCCCAGGCGTACCGCTATGACATCGACCAGGGAAAGAAGGCCAGCAAATGGACGACGGATTTCGAGGCAATGGCATTAAAGACGGTTATTAAGCTGCTCCTCAGCAAGTGGGGTATTTTATCGGTGGATATGCAGAGAGCAATCCAGGACGATCAGAAGGTGTACGACGAGGAAGGCGAAGGAACGTATGGAGACAACCAGCCGGACATCATCGAGGCAGAAGATCCGTTCAAGATTGAGCAGCACGACGAGGAAGAACAGCAGATTGGCGGTTTGGACTTAGAAGAGGTTGAATAGGAGGAAGAGAAATGCAACTGACATCAGAGAATTATTATAGCCAGGAGGCTAACAAGGAGTACATGAGTGTATCGGGATATAAGGACTTTGCAGGAACATATGGGAAGATGCCTTGCGAGTTCTATGGCATGGAAAAGCTCAACGGACGCTGGGAGGACGAGAAAAGCACCGCATTGTTGGTAGGAAGCTATGTTGACAGCTACTTTGAGGGAAGCCTGGAACAGTTCAAGAAAGAGAATCCGGAAATCTTCACACAGAAGGGCGAGTTAAAGGCAAACTTCAAGCAGGCAGAGGAAATCATCGCACGTATTGAGAGAGACGAATATTTCATGAAGTTTATGAGCGGGCAGAAGCAGGTTATTATGACCGGCGAACTGTTCGGAGCAAAGTGGAAGATTAAGATGGATTCCTACATTCCGGACGTAGCAATCGTTGACTTGAAGGTTATGGCATCCATTACGGACTTAAAGTGGGTGAAGGATATTGGCTATCTCGATTTCGTAAGATATTGGGGTTACGACATCCAGGGAGCAATCTACCAGGAGATCGTAAGACAGAATACCGGAAAGAAGTTGCCGTTTTATATTGCGGGAGCAACAAAGCAGGCAGAGCCGGACATCCGTATCATCCATGTTACAGACAACTACCTGCAGGAGGCACTTCACATGGTCGAGGCAAATATGCCGAGAATCCTCAGAGTGAAGAACGGAGAGGCAGAACCGGACAGATGCGAATTGTGCGATTGCTGCAGACATAACAGAGTGCTGACACGTCCGATTTCGATTATGGATTTGACAGCAGGCATTTAATACGACAGGCGGTGGTTTAGTGGCAGACAACAGAAAGTATTATTACTTGAAGCTGAAAGAAGATTTTTTCGACAGCGACGAGCTGAAAATATTAGAGAGTCAGAAGGATGGTTATTTGTATAGCAACATTCTCTTGAAACTCTATCTGAAAAGCCTGAGCAACGCAGGAAGATTGATGTTCCGGAATGTAATACCATACACGCCGGAGGTTTTGGCAACGCTCACAGGACACCAGGTAGGAACAGTCGAAAAGGCATTAGATGTATTCAAGAGGCTGGGATTGATAGAGGTGCTGGATAACGGAGCAATCTACATGATGGATATTCAGAACTTCATAGGTCAGTCGTCAAGCGAAGCTGACAGGCAGAGAGAATATTACAATCGCATGAAAGCTGAGAAGGATGCACTGGCTGATCCTGGAACACCAAAGGCATTGCCGGAAGTGCCGGTTGAAACACCGGCACCTGCAGAACCGAAGTCTAATAAGGCAATCAAAGGTTACACATCAGACTTTGAGGAATTTTGGCTGATTTATCCGAGAAAGGCAGACAAGGCACAGGCATACAAGAAGTACAAGGCAAGACTGGAAGATGGCTTTTCACATGAGCAGTTATGCGAAGCCGCAAGGAATTATGCGGCACAGTGTAAACAAGACAGAACGGAAGATAAGTACATAAAGCACGGCAAAACATTCTTAGGAGAGTCAACGCCGTTCCTGGACTATCTGCCGAAAGAAAAGCCGGTACAGAACGAAGCCGAGTACGACGACAACGAGAATCCGTTCGGAAGGAGTGAGTGACGATGGATTTGCAGAGTATTTTACCGGCAGAGGCGTTTAAGACAGAGAAGAATAGCGGCGATTACATCGGCGAGGATGGACTTCTCTACTGCGGAGTCTGCAGAACAAAGAAGCAGACCAGGTTGCCAGCGTCGGATATTACGCAAGGGAAGGAGCTGATCGTTCCCTGCATCTGTAAGTGCAAGGTGGAAGAGAACAGACGAAAGGAAGAGGCTGAAAAGAAGAGACAGGAAATGCAGCGTTTGGAGAGACTGAAAGCCAGCAGCCTTATGGATGCAAAGCTGAAATCGGCAAGGCTGGACGGGTACCAGGTTGATGCGGATAATCAGAAAATCTACAACCTGGCCGGAAAGTATGTGAACAGGTTCGATGAAATGTACGAGAAAAGGCAGGGGTTGCTTTTTTGGGGTACAGTCGGAACAGGGAAGAGCTACACTGCAGCCTGCATCGCAAACGAGCTGTTGGATAAGATGATTCCGGTGGTTATGACATCATTTGTGAAGATTCTGCAGAACATCCAGGGCAATCCAAACGAAGAAGAGAGAATTATGGCAGGACTGAATGCGGCAAAGCTGCTGATTATCGACGACTTAGGAGCAGAACGAAGCACAGACTACGCATTGGAGAAAGTGTATAACATCATCGACAGCCGGTATTTATCCGGCAAGCCAGTGATCCTCACTACAAATATGACGTTGAAAGAAATGCAGGAGTCTGAGGACATCCGGTATAGACGTATCTACGACAGGATATTTGAGATGTGTTTTCCGGTAAGGTTTGCTGGCAGGAGTTGGAGAGAAAAAGCAGCGTCCAAGAGGTTCGATGCCATGAAGAATTTAATGGAGGAGTGACAGCATGGGATTGATTAAGGTGGCAGAAATCAGCATTGACAAGCTGGAAGATCGCAAGACGGTTACGGCAATCCTGCACGAGAACGGTTATACCGTCGGGCCAGGAAAGAGAAAAAAGACAGAGACCGGAAAGCAGTTAGATTACTACTTGAAGGTGTATGTGGAGGAAGGCACAGACAAGGCAGAACTCTACAAGGCAACAAGCGGAAAAACGAAGGTGACAGCCAAGAAGGTGACGGATAAGATGTCGGCCGAGATTGGCGACAAGGCATAGGAGGCAGAAAGTGGATGAAGATATGAAGCAGATTCGTTTCACAATACCAGGACAGCCATTCGGGAAACAGAGACCGAAGTTTTCAAGAGCTGGGGCGTATGTTAAGACGTACACCCCGAAAGAGACCACCAGTTATGAAAACCTGGTGAAGCTGTTTTACAACGAAGCAGCCAAAGGAAAGATGTTTCCGGAAGGGGCAATGCTGGATGTAAGGATAATTGCATATTACGAAATTCCGAAGTCCACCAGAAAGAAGAAGCGCAGGGAAATGTTGGAACACAGGATCAGACCAACCAAGAAGCCGGACTGGGATAATATTGGCAAGATTGTTTGCGACAGTCTAAACCTGGTAGCGTACCACGATGATTCGGCAGTCGTGGATGCACAGGTAAGGAAGTTTTACTCAGAAACGCCGAGGGTTGATGTGACGATAAAGGTCGTAGGACCGGATCAAATTTAGGAGGTAGACAATGGCAGGAAGAAAGAAAACTGAAACAGTGGAAGCAGAAGTTGTTGAGACAGCGGTAGTGCCGGCAGGGAAAATGGAGTTCAGACTGATTAACCCGACAGAGGATGGTTTTCTCAGACGCATTCAGTGGAACAAGGAAGAGTTGGAGGCTGCAGTAAGAGCCAAGATTGCTGGTTACGAGAATGTGGTTTACACCGAGGAAAACATTAAGGCAGCGAAGAATGACAGGGCAGAGCTGAACAAGCTTATTAAGGCTATTGAGGAGAGAAGAAAGCAGGTAAAGAACATCATCAATAAACCTTATGCAGTGTTCGAGGAAGAGTTAAAGGAAATCACGGCACTTATCAATGAGCCGGTCGCACTGATCGACAAGCAGGTAAAGGCGTTCGAAGAGAAACAGAAGGAAGAAAAGAAAGCGGCTATCAAGGCTACCTACGATGAAAATATCGGAGATTTGGCCGAGGTATTGCCGTTTGAAAAGATTTTCGATAGTCGTTACCTTAATCAGACATATAAGCTGGCAACCGCACAGAAGGAAATCGTGGACAAGATCGACACGGTTAAGACGGATTTGGAGACTATCGACAGCCTGGATAGTAAGTATAAGCTGAATGCGAAGGATGTGTATATCAAGACCCTGGATCTCAGCAAAGCGCTGGCAGAGAACAAGAGGCTGGCAGACCTGGAAGAAAAACTGGAAGCAGACAAGCGCCGTAAGGCCGAGGAGGAGGCTGAGAGAAAACGCCAGGAAGAAATCCGTAAGCAGAAGGAAGCTGAGGAGCAGGCAAAGCGTGAGGCAGAAGAAGCGGAGCGCAAAGCGGCAGAAGCTAAGAAAGCACAGGAAGCCGCTGCAGAAGTCGAGCAGACAGCACCTCAGTCTGAAATGGGTAAGGTAATCGAGTCCATTGAGAGATCGGCGTTCGCCCAGGCAGTAGCCGGAGATGTTCAGAGCGAGCCGGGAGAGCAGGCGGTTGATCCGTTCGCACCGAAGGCAGAGCCTAAGCAGGAAAAGAAGTACAGAGTCAGATTCTATGCAGACGGAACCAAGGAACAGCTGGCTAAGCTGGTAGAATTTCTGAATGAGAACAATATCAAATACGGCAAGATTGCAAAGGAGAGTAAGTGATGAACGAGTACGACAAGAGATTGGATTTTGACAGCGACACCTTCGAGGGTATGAAATACGATATGAATTTTGTTCTGCAGAGATTGCTCGGCAACATGATTGAGAAGCAGTCCACCGAAGGAAGCATGACGATTAAGATCGATGTAACCATGGTAAAGGAATTTATCCCGAATTACGATCCGAACGTAAAGGGAGAGTCAAGAGAAATCAGCAAGCCTCAGTTCAAGCATAAGGTAACGTCAGCGGTCAAGATCAGCGACGAGAAGAGCGGGAACCTCAACAACGAGATGGAGATGGTTATGGACGAAGAGACCGGCTGCTATGTGTTACAGCCGATTGCGAACACCCAGCAGAGAACTATCTTTGATTCGGACTTTATGGCCGGGCAGAAAAACCAGGAAGGCGAAGGGAACGACGACATCATCGACGGTACATATATCGATGCGGATGCAAGACGGGCACTGCCTGGTCCTTCTGATGATGAAGAACCTGCAGAGGAGCAGACAGAAGAGACCCAGCCTGCAGAAGAAGAGGGAACAGACGAACCGACAGAAGAACAGTCCGGAGAACCGGCGGAGGAAGAACCGGAAGATATTACGGACGACATCTTGGGAGATACAGACACAGAAGGTTATGATTACGAAGATCCGGAGGAATAGGCATGGGACTGATTAAACCAAGAATGAGCAGCTATGTAGAGAGAGGCAATAAGTTAATTGCGGAAGGCAAGACAAAAGAGGCAATGAACCTGGTAAGCCACGGTCTGCAGTATTACTCAGAGAGGGTTATCAACAGCATATCTCCATACGCCAAGGCAGATGCAGGACTGATTGTTTTAGTCCTGCGCCACCTGGCAAACGAGATTGAGAAGAATAACCCAGGAGCAAAGGAACTGGCAGATGGCATGGAGAAGTGCGTAGGTAAACCTTCCTTGCAGGAAATTGAGAAAATCAAGAAACCGAATAGGAGGTAATATGTATGCTATCTGAAAAAAGAATACGTGCAATCGTCAAAGACGAACTTAAAGAACAGATAAGGAAACAAACGATCAGGATGCGAGTATTGGCTTCCTGCAACAGAGTGGCAGAAAGGTTCGGGAATCCAACCGGTGACAGCTACTACAGTAAATCGGAAGAAATAAAAGAGGCTATAGACAAAGAGTTAAAGTATGTAGGCAAGGTGTATGGGATAGAGATACGGTCATACATTAGCACAAGGTACACGGATATATTAGGAGCTGAATGTAAACACGACGAGTATCATTTTGAAGTCAAGGAAAAAGATACGGATAAGTGGATAGACATTGATGAATGGTAAGGAGGCAATATGAATACACCGGAGAGTGATATGGAACAGGCAAAATTTGCGAGAGAGTGGGTACGAGCGCACGCTGCAAAGAAGATGGCAAAGTATGAGAAAAAGCTGAGAAGAGCCGCAAAGGATTTCTTCGGACATCCGGTATCAATCGCATACGTTAAGCCGGGCGTGATGTTTGAAATCAAAGGTACCGTAGAAAAGACGCGGACTGCAGCGGACAAAGAGAAAGGATAAGCGATATGGCAAGAGGCTTCATATACGTGTATGAGCGTATATATAAAGGCGAGAACGAGATGCAGGCTGAGTTCCGGAAGATACCGGTAAATGGAAAGCGAACCTCGGTAGCGGATCAGAAAAGAATACGGAAGGTAATCTCAGACAATGCCTACCGAATCGCCCAGGAGTGCAAAGTGCTTGTCGGCTACCCAAGAATGAGAATCGAAGGAACGAAAGTCAACCTGGGAGCTGCGAGCATCATGCTTCCGGACTGCAGGCTGATCGACATTGAGGAATTGAAGAAAATTGAGCGGGGGGGGGTGAAATGATGAAAGAGGTTTATATAAAACTGGTAGACGGAACCGAGAAAACCTTAATGGCAGATTTAGAAATCACAAATGATGCAGTAAAGATTATTACGGCAGATGGGTCGGGCGCAACAATATATAAAAAATTCATAAGTGATCTCAGAGCGACAACAAGATACGACGACCCGATTCCACGCTGTGGAGATATACTACCGAGTCACATAACACCGTGGGATGCACCGGCTCCAAGGTACAAAGAAGAATGAGAGAAGGGAGAGATTTATAAGGACAGAGGAAGAGTTACAGAAGGGAGGTGAGAAAATACTATGAGGTCCCATGATCCGTTCGGGACTTGCAGGAACTGCGGGTGTCATATTATGTGGGTTAAGACAAAGGCTGGAAAGAATATGCCGGTAGACCCTACGATGATCAGCTACCGCAGGCCAGGAGCAGGAGTAAAGGCAAAGGAGAAGATAGTAACGCCGGAAGGCGAGGTCGTATGTGCTGACAAGGTACCATCCGAGAGTGCAGAAGGCTTTGGCTACATATCGCACTTTGCCACCTGCAAGGCAAGAAACCGTTGAGAAAAAGAAAAGCCGCCCCTTTGACAGGAACGACTCGTGACTGAGAATATTATACTCGCAAATGCGAGAAAAGTCAAGGAGGCGACATTATGGCAACGGAGGAAAAGAAGAACCAGGAAAGACCGGCTGTTTACATTCTCACGCAGGAGCAGATCAATCAGATTGCTGCAGTAGGTGCTAAGGAAGGAGTAAAGGCATTCAAGGAAGAGCAGAAGAAAGAAGAGCGTAAGCGCAAGAAGGAAGATAGCAAGGTAAGAAAGACAAAGAAGCTGCTGAGCTCGTATAGGAGAATCAAGGCTACGTTATCAGACGGAGAGGAGTTCACACCGGAAGAGCAGGCAGAATTGAGATGGAAGTTCATTGAGGACCTCATGGGGAACACAAGGGAGATTGCAGGAAAGTCCGAGAGGACAATCAAAGATACGGAACGCAAGAGAGAAGAGGATCTGTACTGTGTGTTCCGGATAGAAAAAGCGACAGAAATGTACCGTGAAGAGTGTGAAAAGAGCGGAAGCGAAGAGGCGAAGCGACGTTTCAGAGAGTTAAGTATGATGTACCTGGACGAAAAACCTTACACGGTGCAGGAGATTTCGGAAGTAGAAAACATAAGTGATAAGACCGTCTACAAGGACATAGGAATAGCTTGTGGCATTGTGGCTATTTACTTACTGGGTGCGGATTTCTAAACGCTCCCTGTGGCTGTAAATGCACCAGGTAGAAAATGAGTAGGTTGCATAAAGAATTACCAAGTGGTAATATGCTAATTAGCCGATAACCCAAATGTCACCCCTAAAAATAGCCAGTTGTATTTCTTCCCAACGGCAGGCAAGGCAGGGCGAAATCCCTGCCGGTTAGCCGAAGAGGAAATGTGAACAATCGGTTAAATAAGGCTATTTCAGTGTACTTAGGCAGGTCTGTATAGTATAATAAAACTATAAACAACCAGCATTAAAGGAGTGATTGAGATGGCAATTTGGATTAGCAGGTATAGCAACAAAGAGTTACAGAGTGGTAAGTATTACCCGGTTGGAATCAGTATCGGGACACCGAAGTTTCCGCTGGGGTACACACTGAGAAAGCAGTGTTATTCGCTGGCACCTAAAGGCTATATGTTGAATATGGAGCTTGAAAGATTCAAGCCTGCGTATTACGAAAAGCTGGAAGGTATCGGCACAGACAGAATCATTGACATGGTTCAGCGAATGGATGAAGAGGCAAGAGCCGAAGGGAAAGAGCTTGTGCTTCTCTGCTACGAAGATGTGAGAGTGCCGGGCGACTGGTGCCACAGAACTGTATTCGCTGAATGGTGGGCGGAGCAGACCGGAGAACTGATTGAGGAGCTATATGATCCGTCAGAGCCGAAGGTCAAGAAGCCTACAGCAAAGAAAGAAAGCAAGGAACCTGTCAAGAAGGCAGTCGAAGCCAGGAGAGAAGAACCTGGTTACGAACAGCTGAGCTTGTTTGGTTTGGCAGGGATTTAATCATAACATCCGGAACTGGTGTAAGTAGCACGTGGCTATTCCATAGTTAAGGTCCTGTTCGTCGCAGGGTTCCGGTCCAAAAACAACGGCATCGCATCCGAAAGGGTACGGTGCCTTATTTGTTATTACGGAACGTACCTCAGTGTCCTTCGGGTCTGAGGTCTTTTTTGTGCAATATGCTGAGGCAGGTATCAAAAATCCCCGGGTCAGTACCAGGGAACCGCCTCGGCTTTTTGTATATACTGAACAATTTTTAGGGAAGGAGACAAGGATATGGCATTTTTTATGGATCCGGGAGCAATGTTCCTGGGGTGCTTAGGTCCGTCGGAGCAGAAGTTTCTTGTTACTCTGATAGAGACTGCAGCAAAGTCCGGATATACAAGGTTCGTTGAGCCATGTGCAGGTACCTTTGCTATGGCGAACCTGGCAGTACAGAATGGGTTTAAGCCGGAGCAGATCGAGACAAGCGATGTCAATATGATGTCAACGGTTCTCGGATACGCGATTACCGGCCAGTCGTTAGAGCCGCTGGAAATCCATGCGCAAGGCTTTAGCGACGAAGAGCTACTTGATCCTGCGACAGCATTGTATGCACAGCTGTACCTCAGAACGTCGAAGAATGCGGGCAATGATTATTTCTATCAGATACTCACAGACCTACGCCTCAGAAGAGACGAACATATCGAGAGTATCAATCGGCAGATAGAAGTTATTAGAAATCTGCTCGGCGGCATGAGCTACAGACCATTGGATATGTGGGAGCATCTGAAAGAGGTACTGGATGATCCGCACGCCTTGGTTATCGCAAATCCGCCGACCTACTTCTCCGGCTATGAGAAGTTTTACGACACGCAGGGCAAGATGACCTGGAAAGAGCCACCGTATGAGCTATTTGATCCGGAGACAGGACACCAGCAGTTCTACGACCTCTGCATGGATGCAAAGGCATTGGTTATCTGTTACCAGGAGAAGAGAGCAGGAGAAGCAGTAGGTTACACGATATACGCCCGCTCCGGTACGAGAGCAGACTTAAACGCCTACATCACTACGAACCGGGAGGAAGAGGCAACCGCCCTGGCAAACGGCAAGAAGATTAAGCGTCCGGCAGAGAGCAAATTGCAACCGCTGGACTGCAGTATGCTTCCGAGAGACTACGAAATCAAGGAAGATAGCAAGGTGCAGGTGATCCCGATTAAGTCAGCAGAGGCCCAGTATTACAGAGAATTATGGACGCACAACTTTGTGGGTTCATCGGCAACCTTCAACAGGGCATTGCTGATTAACGGATATGTGGCCGGTGTATTCGGCATATCGAAGATGGCTGCAGACAGCGTATTTGTGTGGTATGTGATGAAGGTGCCGCACAAGACATACCGGTTAGGCAGACTGTGCTATATGCTGGCACAGAACAGAGAGTTTGTAGATACGCTCCTGGATAACATAGAGCAGGAGAAAGTCACAAAGATGCGTACAGCTATGCTTACCAGGTACCCGGAGAACAAAGAGGTCCGAGGCATTATGAAACTGGTAAACAGGGCAGAGGACAAGAAGAACGGATACAAGCTCACGTATGAGGCTGAGTTGGTCGAGGGAAGAACCGAACAGCAGACACTTCAAGAATGGCTAAGGAGGGAGAACGAATGGCAGAAGAACAGAGCAAAGGCATCCAGCAAATCGAAGGGTGCGAAGTAATCTACGATATGGGTTCAGGCTTGGTGATTGCCAAGGTTCCTTTGGATAAAGTCAAGGAGCAGGACATCAACGCCAGGATAATGAAAAACGAGATGCAGGATCAGCTGACCGCCAACATCAAGAAGAGAGGACAGCTGGAAAGCCTGCCTCTTTTTGTTTTGGTGGACGGCAAGCTGGAAATCATCAGCGGACACCACAGAGTAAAGAGCGCACGTGCTGCAGAGATGAAAGAGATAATCGCTATTGTCGATGTGTCCGGTCTCTCACGCAGTAAGATAGCGGCAAAGCAGCTGGCACACAACGCAATCTCCGGTTTCGACGACGACAGTACGCTGAGAGAAATCGTGAAGATGATTGACGATGTGGACGATATGATTGAATCGTTTGTAGGCAAGGAGATCATGGAGGAACCGCTGGAACAGTATGACAAGATGCTGAGTCCGTCGGTTTCGTTTGATTTTAAGAATGTGACGTTTACGTTCCTTCCGCACCAGGTAAAGGATATGGACGCACTGATTAAGGATTTGGAATCTAAGGCCCCGGATATTGTGGGTGTCGCTTCATTCGAGCAGTGCAAGTCCTTTGTGGAGACATTGAGCAAGTATCAGAAGTTTACGGACATCCGGAATGTCGGTGCGGCGATTCATTCCATGATCGAGAATGCCACACAGAAGATGGACGACACAGGATTCACAGAGGAAGGAGAATGGACCTACCTCGCAAAACTGTTTGGCAGTAATGCGGTACCGGGTGAGTCCGCTTCCGTTATCCAGCAGGCAATAAAGAAAGCTGAGAAGGAAGGGACAATCACGAGTAAGAACAGGTGGCAACTGATCGAGTACCTATGTGCTGACTACCTCAGTGGCAGGTAGTTAATGTATGGCAGCTAAGCCAAAATACAATGCCCCTTACCACGATAATTGGGCGTGGTCTTTGGCTGCAATGGGTGCCACCAACGAAGAGATCGCCGTTGCTATGGGAGTCTCCGAACGAACCATTATGCGATGGGCCAAGGAACACGAATCATTCGGCAAGGCGCTTGGAGAAGGTAAAGGAGTATCAGATGCAAAGGTAATTAGGAGCCTCTATGAGAGAGCCACCGGTTATGAATACGAGGAAGAGAAGAGGATTGTTGAGTACGACAAGGACGGCAACATAAAGCCGATAAAGGTCGAAAAGACAAAGAAGCACGTGCCACCGGATGTAACCGCTCAGATATTTTGGCTGAAAAACAGACAGCGTGATCGCTGGCAGGATAGACCACAAGACTATGTGGATCAGAGCGGAGACAATGACACAGAGGTACAGATTTATCTTCCGGATAATAGGAGGGACGACGAATGAAAGAGAAAATCGTATTAGCTCCTCAGAAAGGACCGCAGGAAATGTTCTTGGCAACATCTGCGGACATTTGTATTTATGGTGGTGCGGCAGGCGGAGGAAAGACATACGGCTTGCTGTTGGAACCACTTAGGTACATGAATAATCCGGACTATAACGCCACAATCTTTCGTCGTGACTATACGCAGGTGACTTCCCCAGGAGGCTTATGGGACAGTTCACGAAAGATTTACCGCTACGTGAAAGGTTCCCAGCCGTTAAAGACACCAAAACTACACTGGACTTTCAAAAAGGGCGCATCGGTCAATTTCGCACATCTCAATCGAGATGAAGATTGCGATGATTGGCAGGGTTCACAGCTCACAATGATAGGATTTGACGAGCTGACGCATTTTAGCGAGTACCAGTTCTTTTATATGCTATCCCGAAACCGTACAGATTCCGGGGTAAAACCGTATGTGAGAGCAACCTGCAACCCGGACGCTGATTCTTGGGTTGCTGATTTCATAGCCTGGTGGATAGACCAGGAGACAGGCTATCCGATACCGGAAAGGTCCGGAGTGATCCGCTGGATGGTGCGACTGAATGAAGTTGTTACCTGGTTCAACAGCAGAGAAGAGGCAGTGCAGGGTGCTATTGAGAACGGAGTCAAGCCGGAACAGGCTGAGACGATGCCAAAGAGCGTGACGTTCATAGCGAGTACGCTGCACGACAACAAAATTCTGATGAAGAATGACCCAGGGTATTTAGCAAACCTGCAGGCAATGGCTCTTGTACAAAGAGAAAGGTTACTGCATGGCAACTGGAAGATTAAGGCTGCCGCAGGTCTGATGTTCAAGCGATTAAAGGTAAATATGCTGGAAGAATTGCCGACGGACGTTATCAAGTGGGCGAGAGGCTGGGACCTTGCAGCTACGTCAGAGGACGAAAACGGAGATCCGGCGTACACCGCAAGCGTGCTGATCGGCAAGAGAAAAAACGGCCGGTATATAATCGCAGATGTAATCAATAAGCGTCTGAGTTCGGCAGAGGTTCGAGAAATCATAAAGCAGACTTGCCTTGCGGACAGAGCCAAATACGGAAGAGTGGCAACACGACTTCCACAGGACCCAGGGCAGGCAGGAAAAGACCAGGCACAGAGTTTCTTGAAACTACTGGCCGGTTTTACTGTTAAATGTGTTCAAGAATCCGGAGACAAGGTAACGAGAGCAGAACCGCTTTCGGCACAGTGGCTCGGACTTGAAGGAATGGATAAAGGCAATGTTGATGTGCTGGTAGCTCCATGGAACGAGGAGTTCTTCAATGAGTATGAGAACTTCCCGCAGTCAAAATTCAAGGATATGGTGGATGCAGGAAGCTCGGCATTCACAGAGCTAGAGAGTGGTGCTTCATACTCAGCACCGCCTAAAGATAGCCAGTTAGGCAAGAGCAGCTATTGGAAGTGAGGTGAGAACAGATGGCTGGTAGTAGAGAAATCGGTCGCATAGGACAGCGACGGTATGGAGGAACAATCTACGAGGAGTTCCTTCACGAACTGAGAGGCACACGAGGGATAGAGGTCTACCGTGAAATGTCAGAGAATGACGATGTGGTGGGTGCTATCCTTTTTGCTATTGAGATGCTGGTTAGACAGTGCGACTGGAACATAGAGCCGGGAGGCGATACTGCGAAGGACAAAGAGGCTGCAGAGTTCGTAGAAAGCTGTATGCACGATATGCAGGACACCTGGACGGACACAATCTCAGAAATCTTATCATTCCTCACTTACGGTTGGAGCCTCCACGAGATCGTGTATAAGCGACGAATGGGAAACACGAAGAACCCGGCAACGAAGAGTAAGTACACAGACGGATTGATTGGATGGAAGAAATTGCCTATCAGAGCGCAGGAAACGCTCTACCGGTGGGAATATGACAACGAGGACAATCTGCTGGGAATGACACAGATGCCGCCTCCGGACTTTGGTACCTACACGATACCAATGAGTAAGGCTTTGCTGTTCCGTACAAAGAGCAGGAAAAACAACCCGGAAGGACGAAGCATTTTGAGAAATGCTTACCGATCCTGGTACTTCAAGAGAAGAATCCAGGAGATTGAAGGAATCGGCATTGAAAGAGACCTTGCAGGACTCCCGGTAATGCACGGACCGGAAGGGTTAGACCTTTGGAACGATGATATTGAGGACAACAAGCAGACGAGAATCGCCCTGGAAAAAATGGTAAAGAGCATCCGGAGAGACGAAATGGAAGGCGTCGTTCTTCCGCATGGGTATGAGTTGGAGCTTTTAAGTTCCGGCGGTACCCGACAGTTTGACACGAATGCAATCATCAACCGCTATGACACCCGAATTGCTATGACGGTGCTGGCGGATTTTATTTTCTTAGGACACCAGGAGACTGGATCGTGGGCGTTGAGTTCCGATAAGACAGAGCTATTTGCAATGGCAATCGGCGCTTTCCTGGATATTATCTGTGAGACGTTCAACAGCCAGGGCATACCGGCACTGATCGACATTAACGGAGAGCATTTCGCAGGAATCACGGAGTACCCGAAGATGTCACACGGCGACATTGCGGATGTGGATATTACGAAGGTCGCTCAGTTCTTAAAGGATATGACCGGAATCGGCTTGCTGGTACCGGACGACGGACTGGAAGATTACATTCGCCAGGTCGGTCATTTACCGGAGAGAACAGCAGACGACAGGGACATAGACCAGCGGCGTAAGGAGCAGGCGCAACAGAACCAGCCTCCGGAACCCGAAACAGCCGCAGGGAACGAACCGGACGACGAAGGTGGAGAAATACCCAATGAAGTATCAGAGGCCGCTAAGAGGCGATTAGGAAGGAGCGGTACAAATGGCAATAAGGTTCATACGGCCAAAGCGAATACGCAAGGCAAAGACACCGGGCAGTCAAGAAGTCCTACGCAGGCTTGAAGAGTACCTGCAGAACGAATGTGACGAGCCGGTAGAAATCCTATGCGGGTTTTGGAAGGATCAGCAGGATGCTATCACGTACCAGGAACTCCGGAAGGCGGTAGCAGATGGAAGCCTCAGTAAAGAAACAATCGAGGCATGGCAACAGGATTACTCAGTGCTTGTTTCTGAGAGATTACAGTCATTATGGGATAAGGCAGTAGAAGCGGGACCAACAGGGCAACCAATCTTGGACGGTCTCGCTTTTGAGTTTAACACTCAGACACCGGGAGTTCTCGACTGGATCAGTGAAAGAGGAGCTGAGTTTGTTACCCGATGCACCCAGGAACAGAAGGAAGCAATAGCCGCACTCCTGGAAAAGAAAATGCGGGAGAGCCACACAGTTGACGAACTGGCAAGGCTTATTCGCCCGTGCATCGGACTGACAGAGCCGGACGCAAAAGCAAATGCCAGGTATTACGACAATATCGTGGCGACGATGCGAAAGGAACATCCAAGGATGAAGATTGAGAGCATCCGGAAGAAAGCATTGGATGCCTCACAGAAATATGCAGAGAAACAGCACCGGGCCAGGGCGTTCACAATCGCTCAGACCGAGAGTGCTTTTGCTTATAACCGTGGAGCTGATGAAGGAATACGCCAGGCACAGGGCGAAGGGTACCTTGGAACAATGGTAAAGCGGTGGAGTACATCCGGAGACGATTCGGTGTGCGACATCTGCAATGCACTGGAAGGTACCGAGGTGGATATGGACTCTGACTTTGATTTCAAAGGTAAGGTCCTTTTTGCGGGACAGCATATGTTACCGCCTGCACATCCGAGGTGTGCCTGCGCCATAGAGTACATTGAAGTGGCTGCACCAAGAGGAAGGAAGTGAGAAAGTGAAGAAATTCTCTGATTTGATAAAGAAGTCTGCAGATCCTCAGAAAGAGAACCACACCAGCAATGTGATTAAGGGCAAGTTCAAGATTGCAAAGTCGGACGACGACAAGCACCTGGCATTTGGCTGGGCGAATGTTGCCATACGTGCTGACGGAGAAGAAATCGAGGACTGGCAGGAGGACATCATAGAGCCGGAAGAGCTGGAAAACGCTGCATACCAGTACGTGCTTCTGTTCCGTGAAGGCGGAGAAATGCACGAGAGAGGCGGTGCTGCAGTCCTGGTTGAATCTGTGGTATTCACAGAAGAGAAAATGCAGGCCATGGGAATACCTGCGGGCACCCTTCCGATTGGTTGGTGGATAGGTTTCAAGGTAACTGACGAAGATGTATGGGAAAAGGTCAAGGACGGCACCTATCCGATGTTCTCAATCGAAGGAGAAGCCGAGAGAGTTGAAGTAGAAGATGAAAACACCTTGTAGAGATGGGGCGTATTGAGTTTTTCAGTGGCCTCAACCTTATAATTCCACATACGAGAATAAAATAAGGGCATAGGTAGTTCACATCATGGAGACAAAATTAAGCAGGAAGATTGAACTGATAAAAACAATCAGCAGGGCATCCGATATGGTGCCTTTTTCTGATTATCTGCTTGAATTTATGGATTGCTACGGTTTGAATAACCTGCGGGAATCCACAGTAGAGCAGTTGGAACGGTTCATAAGCAACAGAAACATCACATCGTTATTAGGAGAGGCACCGGAGAGGTGTCTTTTTTAATATAAATCTTGCGGAAAGGAGGAAGCAAAGTGGCAACAAAGTTAAAGAATCTCAGAATCAGTAAGGTTGATTTTGTAGATGAAGGTGCAAATCCGGATGCTCACATCAAAATGGTAAAGCGTAAGGGCGGCCAGGAGCAGTCCACAGGAGAGAATGGCGATAAGAATGGTATTGTCAGCCGATTGTTCGGTTTCATTGGCAAAAAGGCTGGAATGAACCAGGAAGAGATCGACAGTGCAGTAGAGGAAGTTCTGAAAGGCAACTCTGTTAGTTTCAACGAGCGTTTCAATGAAATCAAGAACAGAAAGATTGCTGATGAAATTTGGGATATATGCTACGCACTGCAGGCAAGCCTCTGTTCAATTCTGAATGACGAGGAGCTGGATAGCACCGGCGCAGCAACAGCGATGAATGAGAGCCTTGACGAGTTCACTGCAGTAGTGAAGGAGGCAATTACAAACTGGTCCGGTGGAAAGGTAATCAACATCGTTAAGAGTGGAGAGGTGACGGAGAGTGACCTGGCACTGATGAAGTCTGTGGCCGCAAGGCTGAATGACAACATCGAGAAGGCACAGACCGCCGCTGGCAAGTCCACCGGGGAGGGAGACGAACCGGAGGAAGGCAAGAAAGACACTAAGGACCAGGACAAAAAGAATCAGTCGAAAGGAGACAACGAAGATATGAAGATCGACAAGAGCAAATTAACCCAGGCAGAGCTTCTGATTCTCGAAGATATTGAGAAGAGATGCGGCGTGGCAGATGATCCGGCTCAGACAGAGCAGGGTACTGACGGCAACCCTACAGTAACCAAGTCTGCAGGAACTCAGACCGAGCAGAACACAGACAACCACGAGGAACCGGCAGGGGACGACATCTATAAGGGACTGAATCCTGCTGTTAAGGCAGAGATCGAATCTCTCAGAAAGTTCCGTGAGGAAGCAGAGAACAAAGAGCTTGAAGCTGTCGCTGGTAAGTATGAGATTATCGGCAAGAAGAAAGAGGACCTTGTGCCTATGTTCAAGAGCCTCAGAGCTGCAGGCGGCACAGCATACAACGATATGATCGCTGTACTGGATGCCACAGTAGAGGCAGTCAACAAGTCCGGTATCTTCTCTGAGGTTGGAAAGTCCGGCCACGGTTCCGCACACGTAAGCGATGCAGAGGGCAAGATCGAAGGTATCGCCAAAGGCTATATGGAGAAAGAGCCTTCTCTGAGCTACACAGACGCACTTGCTAAGGCGTGGGAGAACAACCCGGACCTTATGGACGCTTACGATTCAGAGGAAGGATTCTAAGAAAGGAGGACATAGACAATGGCAAAGAGAAATTTCAACGGTGCGCAGATTAACCAGTCTGCAACAATCGCAGAACAGGCAGGAGCGGACATTGAGGATGTAAGAAACCTCATTCTCTGCTATGACAGCGACGGAAATGTAATCGTGGCCGCAGACGGCACAAAGCCTCTCGCTGGTGTAGCAATCATCGAAGCTGGTTATAACGATATTTCCGGCGCAGAATCCGGAAAGGTTGCAAAGGGCGACCAGATAGATGTTCAGATTAAGGACATCGGCTACATTCTTGCCGGCGGAGCCATTAAGAAGGGCGAGGAAGTTACCGCAACAACCGGTAAAGCAACAAAGGCGGCTGATGGAGATTATGTAGTCGGTATGGCTCTCAGCAATGCGGCTGACGGAGGCTACGTGAGAGTGCAGATTTCCAAGTATCAGAAGAACGCCGCAAAATAAGAAGGAGGAAATAGGTAAATGAAAAGAACAGCTAAGAGCATCCAGGCAGACATTGCCAAGGGTGCATTCAGACCGCACACAGCGCTTTCCACTATGGCGCTGGCTTATTATCAGCAGGACACTACAACCCTTGCAAAGAATATGTTCCCGGTTTGCCCGGTAGGGTTATCCTCTGATAATTACTATGTATTCGACAAAGAGGATCTGTTACGCGATAACTGGCAGAGAAAACCTGCATACGGCAAGGTTGACCCTGCGGTAATCTCTGAGCATACAGAGACTTACGCCTGCGGAGTAGATCAGATGATTATGGGTATTGATAATATCCGTCAGACAGACATCAGCCGCAGACAGGGGCCTCGCACAGCAGATCCTCGCCAGCAGAGAACTAAGGTTATGGCAGCACAGGCGAACATCCACCAGGATTCCGATTTCTCTAAGTCCTTTATGAAAAAGGGCGCATGGGCGAATGAAGGACAGGGGCAGGATTCTGTTACTACCTCCGGCAACCAGTTCATCAAGTTTAGCAACGGCAACAGCGATCCTATCGCATTCTTTGATAAAAAGAAAACTGCTATGAGACAGGCAACCGGCCGCACTCCTAACAGATTAGGTCTTGGCATCAATGTATTCAATGCGTTAAAGATTCATCCGGCAATCATCGAGAGAGTCAAGTTTGGCGGTACAACTGCAAACCCTGCAAATGTTACTGAGAACGTGCTGGCACAGCTCTTCGGTATCGACAAAATCGTTATCGATCAAACTGTGCAGAATAAGGCAGGTTTAGGACAGGATGCAGATATGCAGTTCATCGGTGATCCTAACGCTTTCCTGTTGGCTTATGCGACAGATACACCTTCCATCGAGGAGCCTTCTGCAGGTTACATCTTCACTTGGGATATGCTGGAAAACGGAATTTTACTTCCGGTTCTCAACTACCAGGGAGAAGCTGGCACACATTCTGAGTTTGTTGAAGGTCTTATGGCTTACGACATGAAGAAAACTGCAGACGACCTTGCATTTTTTGGTTACGACGCAGTGTAAGGAGGTTTCGCCATGGGATTGATTGCAAAAAGACCTTGCAGTTATGGCGGCAAAAAGTTCTTTATCGGGGATGAAATCCCTGCAGACCTCGTGGCAGATGTCGCAAGGGAAGAGAAACTTGGCGTAATCTCAATCACGAATGCAAGTGCAGGGGTATCGGTTCAGTCCGGTACCCTTTTTTCGCAGGAGCAGGTAGACGAGATGATCGCTGAGGCAGTCGCCAATGCAAGCACAGGATATACACAGGAGCAGGTAGACGAGATGATCCAGTCTGCTGTTGCTGAGATTAAGCCTTTTGAAAGCGACGACTACGGCTTTACCATTACGGTCAAAGGCGAAGGAGACAATGTAACAGCTGTTTCCTGCAGCACAGAGGACGTCCAGGCGGTAGTAGATGTGTTACAGATGAACGCAGACGACGGAGCAAAGGCAGTAGCCAATGTCAAGTCTGACAGCGTTCTGATTTTGCTTCACGCATTAGACACACGTGCTACGGTCAAGAAAGCGGCTCAGAAACAGCACGACACTTTATTCTCCGCTGACGGCAATTCAAACGAATCCGTAGGCGGTAACGCATCCACAGACGGTACTACGGAGGGAGCTGATACCTAATGTCGAAAGGTGCATACACATACGAACCGGGAAACATCACAGAATACGGCAAAGACCGAATGAGATTTGAACTGGGAGACACGATGGTGGAAGGACTTGCTGATACAACGGCATTGACGGACGAGGAGATACAAGCGGCGATAGACGCATACCCGAATAAGTGGAAGCGTGCGAAGCTAATGCTCCTGGAAAGTTTGTGCCGTCGTTTTGCGTATGAGGTCAACACAAAGACCGGTCCTCTCAGCCTGGATATGAACGGCAGGGCGAAACTTTGGAAAGAAGATTACGACAAGCTGAAAAAAGAAGTCCAGGCAGAATCGGTGTCGGTACCACGCTTCGGGAACGGAGTGGACGGACCACCATATTTTCATACCGGTATGCACGAGAATAAGAGGGTGTGGAACGGATGATAAATGCGAGATTTATGTATTTAAGGCCGGGAAACCTATTCAAGGATTTTGTTGTCGAAGCGAATACGCAGGTTGTTACATCAACCGGAAGAGTAGCAAACGCACCAAAGGGAGACGGTTCAAAGATCGTCAGAGGATGCCTTGTTGAGTCCACAAAGGAACAGAAAGAATCCCACTCTACGAGAGACAGGGTTTGCACTCATACGATTGTGCAAGCAGGCAGTCCGGAAGCAAAGAAGTCCGATAAGCTCATACTTGGAAACCGTACATTTTACATCATCGATATTGACGAGGTTGGCAGTTTGGGAATATCCACAATCTACTACGCTGAGGAAAGGAAGGATGTCAAGTGAAATTATGGGTAGATGGAAAAGCAGGGAGCGCAGGAAGTGCCATAAGAGCAACAGTGAAGGACCAGGTAGCCAAAGTCAACCGACAAGTCGTATCCAGGGGCGTTAGGGCAGTGAATGCCATGAGAAATGCAGAACTGGAAGTGCTAAAAGGTCAGAGGAGCGGCCGAGTATATCGCAAGCCGCACAGCAAAGCGACCTACACAGCATCGGCACCAGGAGAACCACCGGCAAGACGTACAGGAAATCTCCGTATGCACTGGAATGGCCAGGTAAAAACCGAAGGTGGTACTGCAGGCGGCGGTGTTCAAGTCATAGCAGAGCTGGAAAGCCAGGAGAAATATGCAAACTACCTGGAAAATGGCACGAGCAAAATGGCAGCAAGACCGTTCGCTGACAAGATCAAGGAAAAAGCTATCCCGGAAATTGAAAGAATTTACAAGGAGCCGTATGGCTAAGGAGGTAGAAAATGGCGTTGGTATTGGAACAGCCGGTTGCAACCTTCGATTTGAGCGAGATTGCCAGGGGCGATTTAGTCTACGGCAAGCATCACACATGGCCGGAAGGTAAAGCTGGATTTGTGACATCAGCCACCGAGAAGGAGCTGATTGTTCAGTATCATCCGGGTATCGGCAATGTAACGAATCATTTTCATATTCCCATTGATGAAGCGGTAGGCGGTCAGTGGGAGATCAGATATTCAAAAGATATGTCGGAGGTTAAGACCTACGGCATTGCAAGGCAGGACACAGAGGAAGGAGAAAGCAGTAATGAAGCTGGAAGAACTGATTCATAAACGGTTCGTGAGTACAGCGGAACTTACGGAAATGCTTACGGCATTCGCTGGGGTTCCTGCTGTTTTTAGTCCGGACGCACCGGGCGACGAACAGGAAGGGTGGGGCGGTAACACGCAGTACCCGATGGTAACTTACAACTATGACCTGCAGGCAAACGAAGAACGAAACAGCGCAGGAACGCTTTCGGTGTCAATCCTTTGTCAGAACACGACAGAGGTATTTCCAGAAGATATTGCGCCAGTAGTGAAGAAATGTCTGCGTGATGTGATTCTCATTCCGGAAGGCGGTACGCCGTACTGCTTTGCCTGGGCGAGGACGGATGCGTTTACGGTAGGCGGTGACAGCGGAAAAGCCGGTGTCGTCATTGGATGCGAAGTAAGATTTGACATCCTAGAATATCCGTCTATGGAGACATCTGATCCGGACCCGGTTATGGCGATTGACAGGTATGTGAAGGAACTGTACCCGGAGTGCCTGGTAATGGGATATGACCGGATGGAAGAAATAACAGAAGCCTCAGCGGATCAGCCGGTGGTTTACTGCAGACTGATTTCGACAGACAAGCAGGAAGAAACGAATACAGTAGCATGGATGGACGGTAGAATTGCCGTCCATGTTTTATGCCCGGACAGCACAGTTCGGATGAAGATGGCCGCAGGAATTGCCAATAGGCTGTCGCTCGACGGCGAGGTGATTATGCTGGACCATTCGCCAATGTTCGTTAAGAGACTGCAGGTGAATTACAAATCTGACTACTTGAAGGAAGGACAGGTATTTATCACAGGTCATTATGGACTGCTTAGGTACAAGGCAAAGCCTCATGTGCTTATGGCGGCTCATGGAAATTACAGTTAAGGAGGTAGGAAATGGCTAAGGAAACAGCAACTCCGGAGACTCCCGCAGAAGTAAAAGCGGATAAGAAACCGGAGAAAAAAGCTCCTGCAGAGTCCGTTTACTCAGTGAGTGAGCTTGCGGGCAATGCAAAAAGTGTTTTTGGCACGATGCAGGAATGCGTTGTTGCCGCTCTGAAAACTGACGGCAAAGCCGAGTACACAGTATCAGAGGCAAAGGAAATTGTAAGCAAGTTCTTACAGAAGGAGGTTAAGTAGAAATGGCAGGAACATTCATTTTAGGCGAAACTAAGGTGCGTCCTGGTACCTATTTCAACATTCAGAAGAAAGGCGGAAATGCCGCTGCTGGCGTTATGAATGGTGTTACCGCAGTAATCTTCCGTGCAGATTTCGGTCCTCTCAACGAGGCAATCGAGTTATCTGCAGAGGATGGCTACGAAGGAACATTCGGTACCGCACTTACTACGGACGCAATGAAAGAGGCAATCGCCGGTGGCGCAAAGACGATCATCGCCTGCAGAGTCGGTAACGGCGGCACTCAGGGCAGTATCAAGTTGCAGGACAGCGAAAGCACAGATGCAGTAAGCATTACAGCAAAATATCCCGGAGCAAAGGACTTTGTAGTAACAGTCCGTGAAAAGCTCTCAGACAGCACTCTCAAAGAGTGCATTTTTTATGCCGGTACAACAGAGTTTGAGAAGGTGGAATTTGCCGCCGGAACAGACGAAGCTAATGCCCTTGTGGATGCGCTGGCGTCTTCCAAGAATTTCAAGGCAGAGGTTATCAAGTCCGGCACCGTAACATTACAGAACGTGTCTCAGTCCCAGTTTACAAAGGGAACTGATCCGCAGGTAACGAATGGGGACTACTCCAATGCGTTTAAGCAGGTAGAGGCGTATGAGTTTAACACGATCTGCGTCGATACCGAGGATACTTCGGTACATCTGCTTCTGCAGAGCTTCATCAATCGTATTTTTGATGCGGCATCCCTTACACAGGCTGTCGTTGCTGAGAAGCACACGGTAGACCTGGAAACAAGGGAAGCACACGCTGCTTCATTCAATGACGAGAAGATGCACTACGTTCTCAATGCCCATGTGAATGAGCAGGGTACGGAGATCGACGGTTATCAGACTGCAGCACGTATTGCCGGTATGATCGGCGCAGTAGCGGCAAACTCTTCACTCACTCATACAGTAGTCAGCGGCTTCTCCGAGATCAAGGAAAAGCTGACAAACACTGAAATGATTGCTGCAGAGAAGAAAGGCTGCCTGGTACTCAGCTATAACAAGGCTAAGCAGGTGTGGATTGATAATGCAATCAATACCCTCATTACGCCAAAGGACAACCAGGACGACGGCTGGAAAAAGATTCGCCGTGTTAAGACTCGTTTCGAGCTTATCAGACGTATCAATACCACCTCTGACAACCTGGTAGGCAAGGTAGACAACGACACCAACGGTCGGGCAACTGTAATTTCTCAGTTGCAGGCAGTCGGTGATGCAATGAGAGAGGAAGGAAAGCTGGTAGCCTGCACAGTAAGCGAGAGTTCTGCTTACACAGCAGACGGAGACTCCGCATGGTTCGACATCGATGTTATCGATAAGGATTCTATGGAGCATATCTACCTCAGCTTTATTTTCCGTTTCAGCACCAATGAGTAGAAGGAGGTAAAAAGCGATGATTAGAAACGAGAGAGCCGCCGGTGATTCAAGACACGCACGTACTGGTAAGGACGGAGCGTTCTACAGCGAGGACGGCGTTTTACTTGCGACCGTTGATACGTTCACTTCCAACGTGAACTACAACAATGCTAAGTACAGTGTGCTTGGAGATGCGCAGGAACATGAGACAGCCAACACATTTGCTGTCAGACTCACGATGTCTCAGATCGTAGTAGAGGACGACCAGTTCTTTGTAGAGGTCATGGAGGCATTAGAGACTCAGATCCCGCCGCACTGGAACTTCCAGGGTTCACTTCTCGGACGTAATGGTTCTGAGGAGCGTGTGGTTTACAAGGAGTGTATCCCTTCCGGACAGATCGACATTCAGAATGTCACTGTCGGCGATGTTATCAAGAGAAACTGGAACTTCTTTGTCAACAGACCGCCTAAGTTACAGTCATTACTCGGCGTAGACAGATAAGAGGTACCACATAAGAAACCAGTAGGGGAGCCGGAGCGGTTCCCCTTTATTTAATCAAAAAGAATTGGAGGACATTCAAATGGCTAAAGAATTTGTAAAAGGCGTAACAGTAGGCGAGGCAACAGCTGAGGAGAATACTCAGCCTGCAGTAAGCACAGTGGAGACAAACGAAGAGGAAACAAAGCAGGTAATCAGAGCGAATGAGGAGGACTTCATCGCAGGTCTGATTGCGGCTGCAGATTTCGCTTCCGATGAAGAGGAAACACAGAGGATTGAGATTGTCAGAAACGGCAAGCTCGCTTTTGCATTCTCTATCAGACCTCTCGGCTCAGAGGAGTACGACAAGTGCCGTAAGAAATTTACAAAGTATGTTCGTAATAAGCAGCTTGGTATCAAGATGCCGGAGGACACAGACCGTATTAAGTACCAGTCAGCAATCATCCACAAGGCGACTATCGCAGAGGATAGAGAGAAGTTATGGGACAACAAGAAGGTATGGCAGGCGCTTGAAAGCAAAGGATTTCAGATTATGTCCGGCCTGGATGTAATCGAGTACACACTTAAAGCTGGCGAGAAAGACCGCATTATTGATGCGATCGACACCCTCAGCGGCTACGAGAGCAACATTGAGGAAGTAGCAAAAAACTAATTGAAGCCGGGGGCAAGATGTGCTTGCTACATCACATATTCCAAAAGACAGGAATAACCCCCGATGAATTTTACGAGAAACCGAAAGGCGTGCAGGCATTCATGCTTGCGTCTATGCGGATAACCCTAGAATCACAGAAAGGAGGTAATGACGGTGGCGGAAACACTTAGAATCGAAATTCCTATTGAGACGGTTGATAATACAGATCCGGGAGTCTCCAATGCTACGAAGAAATTCGAGAAGATGGAACGAGCGGCCAATAGTGCGAATAGTTCAGCCAAGAAAGCGAGCGACACAGTTTCCAAGTTTGACAAGCAAGCTCAGAAAACCGAGAAGAGCCTAGCAAGCTGGGCGAAAGAAAAGTACGAAGTCCTGCTTGAAGCAAAGGAACGGATCAGTCCGGTACTCTCTACGCTGGGTAATGGGCTAAGGAGTTTTGCAGGGAAAACGTGGAGCGTTACAATGCGAGCGATTGACCTCATAACCTCCCCGGTTCGAGGGATCATAAACCTGTTGAAGAATCCGATCTTCCAAGTCGGAGCGGTCCTTGGAGTCAGTATCGGTCTGAAAGACACGATAGAGACATACAAGGACTTCGAGGCCGCAATGTCACAGGTCCAGGCTATAAGCGGAGCCACCAGCACAGAGCTTGTCAAACTGACGAATAAGGCAAAGGAAATGGGTGCAACCACGAAATTCACAGCCGAAGAGTCAGCGCAGGCGTTTAACTACATGGCAATGGCTGGATGGAAAACCGACGATATGCTGAACGGTATCGAAGGCATTCTCAGCTTGGCGGCAGCTTCCGGAGAAGATTTGGCAACGACATCCGATATTGTTACGGATGCACTTACGGCGTTCAACATGAAAGCCGGTGATGCCGGACATTTCTCAGATGTTTTGGCGGCGGCTGCATCAAATGCGAACACTACAGTCTCCGGAATGGGCGAGACTTTCAAATATGCAGGCTCTATGGCAGGATCGCTCAGTTACTCCATAGAAGATGTTGCCCTTATGACAGGCTTAATGGCGAATACTGGAATTAAGGGGACAATGGCCGGTACGGCACTCAACTCAATATTCACGAGATTATCGACGAACACCAATGGAGCGGCTGATGCTATGAAAGACTTAGGCATCAGCTTTTTTGATTCCAACGGACAGGCCAGGGATTTATCTGATGTGATGGGTGAGTTAAGGACGGCTACGGCAGGTATGACGGCTGAGCAGAAGTCAAACCTGGCAAATACAATCGCAGGAACACAGGCACAGAAAGGTTTGCTTGCTATCTTGAACGCCTCGGAAGAGGACTACAATAAGTTGGCAGATGCCATCAACAATGCAGACGGAGCAGCAGCGAATATGTCTGAAACGATGATGGATAACCTGCAGGGTTCTATCACATTGCTGCAGAGTGCAGTAGACGGAGTGAAAATCTCATTTGGTGAGAGGTTATCTCCATACGTGAGAAGCCTGGCAGATTGGCTTACCGATCAGATGCCAGCGGTTGAATCCGGTCTTGATGAAATGATGGACTGGGTAGATACAAAAGTGGACCGCATGAAGAAGAAATTCCATGACTTAACAGAGTCAGAAGAATGGAAAAACGCAGATTTCCTCGGCAAGGTGAAACTGAGCTGGGATGAATTTATTGCTGATCCGTTCAAGGAGTGGTGGGACACCAAAGGAAAGGCAAAATTTGCTGATTTCGCTGGAGACATCGGGAAAGGCATCGGTAGCGGAATTAAGATCGGCGTTATGACAATGCTCGGTATTGACATCTCGGAAACATTCGACGAGGGAACCAGCATCGGAGCGTCGTTCGCTAAAGGATTCTCAGAGGGATTTGATTTCGATGCCGTGTCTGCGAAGTTGATGGATGGACTCGGTAATTTAGTATCAAATGCGGGCAAACTGCTTCCGGGCGGTAAGTCTGCAGATTTGTCGTCTGTATTCTCGGCGGTATTGCTCGGTAAGATTGTCAGTCCGTTTATCAGTCTTGGCAAGGGAGCAATCAGCCTGGGGAAAGCAGGAAAGACGGTATTAGGTTCGGGAACCGGAGAGATGGGAGTTGGGACAGCGATGCTTGGTTCGTCCGCAATGGGTACCGGACTTCTCGGAAAGTCAGCAATGCTGGCAATCAACCTCGGAGCAGGAAACCTGGCCGGGGGAGCATCACTAAGCGCAGGAGCTTTATCTGCAGTCGGAATGGGTGCAGGAGCAGGAGCGATTGCCGGTGGTGCAACACTCGTAAGTAGTGCAATGGATTTGTATAAATCTATCAAGTCCGATAATAAGGACGAGAAAGCCGCTTACGGTGGTTCAGCCGCTTGGAAAGCAGGCGGTGTAGCAGCTGGTGCGGCGGCCGGTGCAGCACTTGGTTCTGTAATTCCTGGTCTTGGTACAGCGGTCGGTGCTTTAATCGGTGCCGGTGTCGGAGGTATCGCAGGATGGATCAAGGGCAACAAGGTCAAAGAAGAGTACCAGGAGAATGTAGAAGAGATGCAGAAGGAAGCTGAGAAGGCACAGAAAATCTTCCAGGCAACCGGATTATCAATCGAAGATGTGAAGTTTCAGAATGAGGCTCTGCAGGACGCTATGAACGATAGCGAGGTTTCTGCAGAGCAATTTGCACAGATGTTCCAGGAAGAATGTGAGAACGTGGCAAAGAATGCTTTCGGAAAGGTGAAATTATCCCTGCAGGAAGTTAAGGAGATTGCCAGCGACATCACGTTTGGAGATATAACAGACAGCTTAAACAACTTCACGACAGCAACCAATGACACACAGCAGGCATTGAGCAGCCTGCAATCATCAGTAGCAACCTTGAAAAAGGAAAACTGGAAAGTCAGCTTAGGAATGAAACTGGACGAACTGCAGAAGGACGATTACAAAACTGCAATCGAGAATTTCATCAGTGATAGCCAGTCCTATATTGACAACAACCACTATGAGGCAACGGTCGCTTTGAAATTGCTTACTGGAACCGACGCAGACACCAGCGGTCTTGACAGCTACTACGGTAGTTTGAAGAGTCAGCTGGAAGGTTTGGGTTCACAGCTTAATGGAAAAGTAGATATTGCCATGGAAGATAGCGTTATTACACTTGATGAAGCGGCGGAGATTCAGAGCTTGCAGGATCAGATTTCGGCTATCACAGGAAAGATTTCGCAGGCCAGGACGGATGCGGAATTTGATACGTTGAAGATTAAGTATTCCGGCGCAGAGCTGGATATGGATAGCTTCAATGCTTTGCAGGAAGAGCTGCAGGCGGAAGTTACGTCTGCTTCAGATCAGTACGAGCAGGCACTTACGCTGACACTCACGAACCTTAAACTGCAGTTGGCAGACGGAGCAATCACGCAGGACGAGTACGATGCGGCAGTAAAGGAAGCAACAGACGGATATTATGCACAGATTGGAGACATAAACGCAAGGGTATCATCTTTCAACCTGGAAACAATAGCGGAGGCGTGGGATTCATCATTGCAAGGCTATATGCCGGAGATCGAAGGCACCACGAAGGAGAAACTGGAAACAGCTTTGAACAATGCTTTGTTGGCACATCCGGATGTAAAAACCTGGACTGCGGCAGATGTGGCAAGTTGGATGGGATTAGATAAGCTCAATCTCGATACAGCGGTTCAGACAGACATTGCGACGCAGATTCTACAGACAGCACTTGCGGTACCGGAAGGCACCAAAGAGAAAATTATGCAGGATTTCAAAGATTCTGTACCGACAGCAGAGGAAATCAAGGAGGCAATCGACTGGGATTCAATGACAAACCAGGACTGGCAAGACCTCATGGAGTCTATCACAGGCCCGACGGAGGGTGAGTCAATCGGCTTGACCTCAGACGCATTGAAACAGAAAATGTCTGATTATTACGCAGACTGTTTTGAGCAGGTAAAGACCTCATATTCGGAGGCTCTTCACAATGCGTTGGAGAACAGTAACAGCGAAGAAACGCTCAGTTCGTTCATGCAGGAGTATATGCAGAATCAGATGCAGGATTTTGATTTTTCGACAGTAATGGAGAATTACGGTCCTATATCGAATGAGTATTTCGCAACGCTGCAGTCCGAATGGCAGACGGCCGGCACAAACCTTGGAACGTCACTCAACACAGGAGCGTCAACAAGCCTAACCGGAGGATCAGCACAGCTGAGAACCAGCTTGCAGACATCATTGAACACAGCAACGGCAAGTCCGTTCAACATCAGTCCGACGGTAAACGTAACGCCAAATTACAATCTGCTGACATTGCCACAGATTCCGACAACAACACCGGCGAAACACGCTGCAGGTGGTCGAGTTGGTGGCGGCCCACAGCTGTCATGGCTGGCAGAGGAAGGCTGGGACGAGTTTGTTATTCCAACAAATCCAAGCCGAAGGACAAGAGCACTTGAATTATACGAGCAGGCGGGCGAAGCTCTCGGTGTTTCAAAACACGCAGAGGGCGGTCACATAGAAGGCTCAAATTTAAGTGATGTGGTATCAGACCATAATTTATTCACTGAGGCGACAAGAAACGCATCCTATGGCTATAACGAAACCACAGAAGGTAATTACGAGGACAACTCAGCAGAAACATACGCTCCGGTAAGCTCAGAGGTTCCAACCTCTACACCGCAGACCGGGCCGATCAGTGTGAATGTTGCTGTTAGTCCGAATTTCCAAATTGAGGCAAAGGAAGGTCAGAGTGAAGAGGATATTGTTGCTGTAATCAGAAGGCATTTAGGCGAGATCGCAGATGAACTCGGTGGAAACATCGCAGAGAAGCTGAGTGAAGTATTTGCCAATATGCCAGTATCAAGCACGAAAGGAGCGTAGGCTATGGATATTAAGCTGATTCCGGTAGGAAAGGGTTCAAAGTTTACGTTCCCTGCGTTGCCGGAGAAGGTGCAAGGCAAATATGCAGCCAAGTACCAAAGTTTTGACATTATTTCCTTGGGTACCGTAAAGGTACCTAAGGGGACAGATGTTTCGGAGTTTTCGTGGGACGGAGTATTTTTCGGACCATCAAAGAAGAATGAGGCAATCGTCAAGAAGAACGCCTGGCAAAGTCCGAATGAGTGCGTAAAGATTCTTAATGATTTTATGATGAATGAGACGGTACTTACATTGATCGTAACGGAAACGTGGATAAACGTGGATGTTACGATTTCTTCATTTCAGCCGAGACCGGTGGGAGCTTATGGCAATGTCGAGTATTCAATCACGTTCGTTCAGAAAAAGCCGTTGAAAATCTACGGTACAAATGAGCTGAAAATTACAGCCTTTGTAAAGAAAACCAAGCCAAGGGAAACATCATCATCAAGCGGCGGCAGTTATACAGTCGTTTCCGGAGATACCCTATGGGGCATTGCCTCAAAGAAGCTGGGAAGCGGGACGAAATGGACGAAGATTTACGATGCGAATAAGGACACGATAGAATCCACAGCCAAGAAACACGGAAAGAGCAGTTCGGATCACGGTCACTGGATATGGCCGGGAGAAGTGCTGACAATACCGGGATAGGAGGCTTGCTATGATTGATTTAGCGAAAATCAAGTACCGGCTGGTTGTGATGGATGAAAGCAAGAACCAGTACAACATCAAGGAGTACGTGGAAAACCTCGGATGGGAGGAAAACGACGGCGAGTTGGCCGTCAGACTTTCGTTTGTAGCAAAGAATGATAAGACATCAAAAGGTTATCTGTCAAAGATCATCAAGCCTGGATGCCTGGTCGGAATATTTGCGAATGACGGAGGCTCCCAGGACGAGGAAGTGGCACGTGGATATGTGGAAACGTGGAATCCGGTTGAGAAAAACGGAGGACACACCTTGAAATGCGTATGCTACGACGAACTGTATAAATTGCAGAAAAGCCAGGATAACAGATATTTCCCTTCCGGGACCGGCACAAAGTCGGCGATAGAAGGGACTCTCGATGATTGGGAGATACCGCAGGGATCGTATCAAGGCCCGAACGCCTCACACGGAAAGACAAAGGCGAACAATAAGTATCTGTCAGACATCATCATTGATTTGCTGGACGATGCAGCGAAGAAAGGCGAGGAGCAATGCTTTGTGCAGGCGAGAAAAGGTCTTACCTCGGTTATACCAAGAGGCACCAATAAGACGGTTTACGTTTTCCGAACAGACAATACGCAGATGTTCAGTCAGAGCATCAGCACGGCAGACATGATTACGAGAGTAAAGGTTGTAGGCCAGGCAGACGACGATGGAAGAACCAGCGTAGAGGCTACAGTTAATGGAGAAACAAAGTACGGCATACGTCAGAGAATCTACACTAGAGGAAAAGACGAGAGCCTGGCAGATGCAAAGTCTGCAGCACAAGAGATCCTGGACGAGGACGGAAAGATTAAGAAGGAGATTAAGGTACAGTCTCCGGACGTTCCGTTTGTCCGTAAGGGCGACCTGGTATATGTCATTAGCGAACTGGCTCAGTCGTACTACTATGTGAAGGGAGTCCAGCATACAGCGGACACCTACAGCATGACAATGGACCTGGAACTTGCCGAACCGAAAAAGGAAAAGGTAAAATCCGAAAAAAAGAAAGATTACAACGTGGGCGACATTGTGAATTTCCATGGTGGAACCCATTATGTGAGCAGCTACCCAGGCTCAAAAGGTTACAATGCCAGGGCAGGAAAAGCAAAGATCACGATTAAGAACGGTTCCGGAAAAGCACACCCTTGGCATCTGATTCATACGGATAGCGGAAGCAATGTATATGGGTGGGTTGACGACGGAACCTTTGATTAAAGGCAGGTGAGACAGATGAATGAATTTGACGGACATCCGGGAACAGCAAAGCTGGCCGGAGTGCTTAGCGACAGGATGAAGAGAGAAAACGAGTCGCCGCTTACATTGGATTTTGGAGAAATTCAGCCAAATTTGAGTCTGAAAACAAATTCATTTCCGGTGGAAATACCAAAAGGAGATTATTCGGTTTGCAGACTGGTAGGAGGACTCAGCTACACTATAAACGGAGGCGGGCATTCCGGCCACGAAAACCAAACTCCAAAGGTAAACACAGGCGCACACTCACACACCGCCGCACCGCCTCAAATCAAAGCAGGAGACAGAGTTCTTGTTGCATGGATTCAAAGCGAGGCAGTAGTGATCGATGTTGTAAAGAAATCATAAGGAGGCGAGGCAAATGTCACAGCCATTATTTCCGGTCGTTGAAGTGCCGGATTTTATCTCCGAGGACAGCCAGTACGACACCCAGTACAAAAGAAGTATGAAGTGGGACCCGGAACTGGAAGACTTCGTGAGAGATGGGGCACACCGAGTAAAAGAGTGCGACGGCAAAGAAGCCTTCTCCATTTGGTGTTTTAAGATTGCACAGACAGAGCGGTACCGCTGTTTGGCATACCCCGATTCAATAGGTACCGAAATGGAAAGAGCCATGGATAATGACGATGAAAAAACAGTAGAGTCCATGGTAGAGAGAACAATCACAGATGCTATTATGGTGAATCCCCGAGCAGAAAATGTCCGGGATTTTCAGTTTACCTGGGAGGGCGATCAGATGCACGTTACCTTCAAGGTCAAGGGTAGCAACTGGGACGAAGAAATAGAAGTTAGCTTGTAAAGGAGGTGGAGAGTATGCAGCCGGAATTTAATAGACCGGAATTTTTGGAAGGTAACTCAGCCGAAGAGATTCACGAAAGGATGATGAATAATCTTCCAAGCGACATAGACGATATGCCGGGAGGTTTTCCATACGATATGACAATGCCTGCGGCGTTGGAGAAAGACGAAATTATAAACTTCCATATCGTGAGAGCAATAATGATTTCGTTTCCGGAGTATTCCTGGGATGAATGGTTGGACCTTCATGGTCGCCAGGTTCATCTTACAAGGCACGAAGCGGAACCAGCTTTCGGATATGTGAAAATCTCTGCGGCAGAAGGTACAGAAATTCGCTCCGGAACGATATTTTGCACGGCGGCAACCGAAACCGGACCGTCAATAGAGTATTCAGCAACAGAAGATGTTGTTGTCGGTTGCGAAGGATCAGCGCTCGTACCGGTTTCAGCGGTAGAAGCGGGTGTAGGTTCCAATGTTGCAGCGAACACAGTCGTACTTATGGCGGTACCCGATAAGAATGTGACGGAGATCAACAATCCGGAACAGATCAAGGGCGGCACCGAAAGAGAAACGGACGATGATTTCTACGACAGAATTGCTGCAGAGTATAGCAACAGTATGACATATCTTGGGAATGATGCAGATTACATCAGATGGGCGAAACAGGCAGGAGCCGGAGATGCGATTGTGATTCCGGTGTGGAACGGGCCAGGAACCGTAAAACTGGTACTTGTTGACGGAAACGGTAAGCCAGCCAATGATAAGCTGGTGCAGGATGTTTATAATTACATCGTATCTCCAAATAACAGGTCGGCAAGGTTGCTTCCGACAGGAACAGCGGAGCTTACTTGTGCGGCGGCAACCACGATTGCTGTAAATTATGTCATTACCGGACTTGTTTACGACGAGACAACCGGTATTGAGCAGATCAAGGCAGATTTTGCAGAGGCAATCAGAGCGGTTTATGCGAAGGCGAAAATCGAAGGCGTTCTGAGATACAACGATGTACGACCGCTGATTTCCTCAATCGCCGGAGTAGAAGATTTTGACGCCTTCACGATGAACGGAAAAACACAGAACATCACTCTGAAAAGTGAGGAGTACCCGGACACAGGCACTCTGAATTTTAGTTAGGGGGGTGTAAATGTGGAAAGGTTTGATTTAGAGAATTTTCCAATCAGCGAGAGCGCGAAAAACATGATCGCATCGGTATCGGATGGATTCTATGATAATTCCTATGTCGGCAAGTGGTTGTACGAGGTTATGGGCCAGGAATACGACACAGCAAGAGAAATAGCTGAGGACTTAATCAATCAGCTGTTCCCGGAGACTGCAACATGGGGATTGATGTACCACGAAATCAAATGGGGACTGCCGGTGCGAGAGAATCTTTCCTACGAGGAAAGACGGCAGATAATCTATCGAAAGAGAGATTATCGGGCTCCAATTACACCGTACAGAATGGAAGGGTACTTGAAAACGGCAACCGGATTTGATGTGCGGATAGCAGACATCAACGATCCAGGAGATTATGGTTTCGTTGCTCCGCACCCTAATGTGTTTAAGGCATATTTCATGGGCGAAGGCACGCTACTGTCAAAAAGGGCGAGAGCATTGCTAAATGAGTTGAAACAGTCACACACGACATTTACGATGAACGACAGGACAGAGATTGTTTCGGACAACAGGACACTGGAAGAAATGAAACTGCGGAAAGTTATTTTCCACATTGCAGAGTCGTTTTGGTATAGCGATCTGTTGGATGGAAGAAAGCTACTGGATGGTTCCAGTCTCTTATATCCGTATATGAGATACAATCTGATGCTCGGATTTAAGTATATGCTCGGCGGGTTTGAAACACCGACGGATGCAGACCTGCAGAAAGTAAAATTCAGAACAGAAAAGAAAACAGAGAGTGATGTCAAGGCGGGAGCAATCCGGATCGCCTCAGACATCATTTTTTGGAATACACACCTGCTGGATGGTTCGTGGGATTTGGACGGCTCACACAGGCTTGATGTTACACGAGGCTATCAACTGGGCGTTGCAATCGTTGCAATGGTCGCCTGCGCCCACAACAAGGTCACAGGTTCAATGAAAGTAAGAAGCACATACGGCTTACGGTCAAGTTCGGATGCTAGGGCGGCATTCCGTTCGGAGTTTGAGGCTGATTTTTGGAACACTGTCTATTTGGACGGAAAACTGTTGCTCGACGGAAACGCTATGTTGGAGTACAGAGGCGGCAATAAACGACTTGAAGCTGCAGTTACGCATCACATGGGAATTGAAAGAGAAGATGCGGATGTGGAGGCACAGGTCATTACCAAAACAAGGAATTACTGGTTTCTTGATGGCAGCAATACGCTGGACGGAAAGAAGAACCTTAATTCAATTTATAGAAAGGAGTATATCCAATGAGTACAGAAAAGAGCAAAAACGTGGTGATCACGAAGAAAGCCAGGGAGAACCTGGTTAAGGCACGTGCAGGAGCCATTACGCTTCCAAAGATTATTGGCATGGCGTTTGGCGAAGGTGGTGTAAACAGTTCCGGTTCGGTCATTGCACCGACGGAATCTCAGTCTAAGCTCAATAAGGAATTGTTCCGCAAAGCCATTGATGGTTATACATTCCCGAATGACACAACCTGCAGATACGAATGTACCCTTGCAGAGAGTGAACTTGCTGGAAAAGAGATCAGCGAAATCGGATTGTACGACACCAATGGCGACATTGTGTGTATCAAGACCTTTACCAGGAAGGGCAAGGATGATGACGTAGAGCAGACATATGTGCTTGACGACATCTTCTAAGCTAGGAAGGAGGCAAAACGTGAAAGATTACACAGTAAAAAGCGAGTCTGCGGTATTCTCTGACACTATGAAGATTACCGAAACGACAGACTCGAACCATGCGAGCAATATCAATGCAGGACCTATGTGTGTATTTGAAAATACTATTGCAAATCGCAGGGACATCACAAAAATTCAAAATGCTAAAGCACAGCTGGCGTTCGACGAATCGGACGGCGGCTTAAATATTATCATCAAGGAGGGATAAAAATGTCTGACAATGTAATCAATATTCCGAGAGAATCGACGATGAAAGCTCTCATGGAAATGCAGAAAATGGCTGTGGCGGGTGGCGCAAACCCTGGTGCAGCTGACCTTTGCTATAAGTACATGGTTGCACAGTGTACCAGCAAAGAGCAGGTTGACAATCTTTTCATCGAATGGTGGAAATCACAGTACGACGCAAGCAAATTCACAAAGGTGGAAATGCTGGAAAGATGGTTCGGCAGAGTCCTTGAGGACGACAGAGTACATGGTGTTGCATTCCCGCTGTTTGCAACCAGCTCTACAGCCATCGGAGAATTAACGGACGACAGCGTTGGGTTGAAGTGCGTTCCGTCTACTGCAAAGACGCAGGGACAGGATGATTTTGCACATCTTCCTCAGTTTTGGTGCCTGGAAGTATCTGCAGAGAAGAAAACAGACGGAAGCCACGAGATTTTCTATGTTGAGCATATCGATGATATTAACGACGTTCGCTCCGGCGAGCATCTTTGCTGGGTATTACAGAAAAATACCTACACGAAAGAGTGGGACGAGGACGGATACCGCTACTTAAAAATGAAGTGCCACCAGTCAACCGGCTACGAATTATGGCCGGAAGGAAGAGATCGCACCGGTAGAGTTTATGCGTATGCAGCAAGACCTAAGTATTATGCAGGAATTGGTGCAAGTGGGAAAATTACCTGCGGAACCGGCTTAGCTCCGATTAACTGGACTTCTCACACTGCAGGCGTTGCCAAATGGAGAGACAGAGGAACACAGTATAGCGGCGCAAGTGGAAAGACGATCAAGTTCCTTGACCGTATGATGCGTCTTAAATATGCAAGAAAAGGCAACTCCGGAACAATCGAAGGTTGCTCTAGTTATAACTACCAGTACACGGCTGCATATTCTGAGAAAGGCGTTGAAAGAGTCCTTTTGACACCCGAACAGGCGGCAAATTTATTTGTGGGAAGCAGTGTTCAGATCGGCATTCAGAGTGGTACGGATAGAAATACTGCGAGCAACTATTCTGTCTGCAGAAACAAGCTCATTACTGCGATCAAGGACGTTGAAATCGGCGGTACCACATACTCTGCAGTCTATGTAGATAACGGTGGTACCACATTCGACACAACAGCCGGAAGCACATATTTAAGCACTGATCCTTACTGGTCCGGTTGGAACGATGATGTACTCGGAACTGACGGAAGCAAGTACAATTACACCAACGGAAAAGAGCCGGGTATGCTGCAGAAAATTGAGTTTATGAATGGCTCATATTTAATCATCAGCGATGAATTATGGCAGTGGAGTACCGACGAAAACGGAGATTATAACTTTGACTGCTTTGTTTGCGAAGATCAGTCCAAAGCAAGCGGAACAGCAATTACCGAGGACTACAAAAAGCAGGCAGCCTTAACGATGGTCATTCCGAAAGGCACAACAGGAAAGTGGACTTACATCGAAGATACCGCCATTTCAGATGTTGAGTGGCCTCTTGGTATCGACGCAAGCGGTAGCGGCGTCGGCTGTAAGGCTGGCTTCTACTGCGGTCCCGCCGCGTCCGGGGTCCGCGCCGGTTGGTGCTGGGGCGCCTTGGGCCGCGGTGGCAATGCGGGTCTCGCGTGCCGTACCTCGTCCAATTCCGTCGGCGATGCGAGCTGGTTCGGCTCTGTCGGTTCACCTGGACTGGCTGGGTAAAGCAGGGTGAATTGCCTGTAAGGCAAGAGGGGCGGCAGGCCCCACTAAGATATTAACTGTTGCAAGAGTTAATAAAATGGGTTGTATGGTGTGACAGAGGCTGGCTTCAACTGCAATCCCGCCGCGTCCGGGGTCCGCGCCGGTTGGTGCTGGGGCAACTTGAACAACGGTGGCAATGCGGGTCTCGCGTGCCGTAACTCGAACAATTCCGTCGGCGATGCGAACTGGAACGGCTCTGTCGGTTCAACTGGTTAGAGAGTATATCATTCATTGCACCATACAGCACACGCTTATGTGCGAAAATTATTTGAAACCAGCGGCGGCTAGTAGCGAAAGCGAACGTCGCCGGTAATAACCAGATGATATACACGAAAGGAAAGCAATTATGAAAACATACTGCAAACCTGCGAAGGTAGATGTGGAAAACACAGAATTTAATATACCTGCAGTTCGCAAGGCATTTGATGGGAAGTACAAAAGGAGAGATTTTCAGAGATTGCTTCTGAACACAAGCCTGGTGACTGAACAGGAACTTGCACAAGAGTTTCTTGACGGTACAAAGCAGAAAATATACACAGCTACGGATGCAATAGCAGAAGAATTAACACAGCGCATCAGAAACAGAGACTTGAAATTGCGTCCAATTCGCCAGTTCCAGCGAGAAGATGGATTGACTCACAAGCTCAGAAATATATGCCAGGAATATCCGGATCAGCAGATAATGGAATACATAGCGGTTTACTCATTAGAGGAATTGTTTCATGCGAAGTTACTGCCGATTCAATACGGAAGTATTCCAGGAAGAGGGCAGCTGGCAGGCAAGCGGAAAATCGAAAGGATTTTAAGACGTAAGTTTACCGGAAGGCTGGATGCGGTCAAGTGTGATATTCACAAGGCATACCCGTCCGTAACGGTAGAGTGTGTTATGAACTTGCTAAGAAGAGATATTGGCAAGAATAAAGTTTTAATTTGGTACCTGGGTGCTCTTATGGAAAATTACCCAGGAGAGCATCTTTGTATAGGCGGGTATCTTCCGTCGTGGCTCTTTAACTATGTTATGAGCTATGTTTTGAGATACCTGTTGAGCCTGAGTCAGTCAAGAAGAGGAGTACAGACCAAAATGGTAAAAGCTATCGTTTGCTATGCAGACGATTTTACAGTTTATGGATACTTCTCACAGCTGACGAAAGCACTCAAAAAAGCTACGAGATGGAGTAAATCAACGCTGGGGTTGGACGTAAAACCAGCCTGGCAGATATACCGCATTTCATCATTCGAGGAAGAGAAAGAATATCGCAGAATGAGACAAGGCGGAAGCCATAAAAGAACACAGGGCGTAGATATGATGGGGTTCGTTGTACGAAGAACGTACACCATTATCAGAAGCAGGGTGTTTAAGCGTATTCGGAGACAGTTTTTGAGAGCTGCCGCCGATTTGGAACGCTTAGGATATATCCCCTGGTGGCGAGCCTGCAGAATTATGGCGTACAAAGGGTGGATAAAGTACAGCAACAGCCAGGGCTGCTCCATTAAGTACAATATGCAGAATTTATTTAAGATTGCCGCGCAAAGCGTATCGCGCTACGGCAGAAAGGAGTATGTCAAGTATGAACAAAGAATGTTACTCATTGCAGCCGCCTAAGATCGAGGTGTTTCCTGTTCACGGCGGTACGGACATCATTCTGAGAAAGAACATCAAGAAAACCACCAAGGAGCCTATGGAAGAGGGCGGAGAGTCAACTACCGTTTATGAGTGCGACGAGGTGCAGATCAGACACAAGGGCACAGTTACCAAAACAGAGGTGAATAACAACTTCGAGTATTGGTGGACCATCGGAGAAGGTGGTACCGAGGAAGATGCCGCCGACAAAGAGGCGGAAGCAGCCGGTGAGCCTACCATCATCGAGCGTTTGGAGGCCGTAGAGTCTGCAATTATTGAGTTGGCGGAGGTGATCGTAAATGGCTAAATTTTACTACACGCAGATTAAGCTCGGAAATATGACTATCGACGAGGTGCCGACCAGGTGGAGAGTGTCCGTTGATAAGCTGTTAAAGGCAGAGTAAGACGAAGGGCAGGTATGTATGCAGCATAAAAGAATCCCATACGCCGAGTTTTACGACTACGGCAGATTGGAAAAAGCGGCACACGACCTGCACTGGGAAGAGACAGAGGAAAATGAAATCCTTCTAATCAACCTGCATAATCAGTTGGTATGGCATCTGTACCGGTTCGACGAGGACCCACGTGCGGATGCCATTCTTTATGCAGTAATAGAGGCCATTTTGGGTGAAAAGGCGGCAGATATTACAGACATTCCGTATGAACTGCGGTGTGTTTGGGAAGGAGGTAAGAGAGCCAATGTCTTTGAATGAAATTCTTGCAAGCGGAGGAGCATTACTACTCTTCTTGACGATCGTACAGATTGTACCGATCAAAGTAAATCCATGGTCTGCATTTGGAAAGGCTATCGGAAAGGGCATGAGAGCCATCGGAAAATCCATGAACAAAGATGTCATGGATAAACTGGAATCAGTGCAGGAAGAGTTGAAGGACCTGGGAGAAAAACACAATAAGCTCGAAAAACGAATGGACAAGGATGATGCGGACGAGTGCCGAACAAAAATCCTACGATTTGCAGACGAGCTGAGAAGGGATGTTAAACATTCCGAAGAGTTTTTCAATCAGATTTTAGCGGATATTTCGCACTATAAGAATTACTGCAGAACGCATCCGGATTATCAGAACGACAAGGCGGTTAACGCCATTGCCAAAATCGAAAATGTGTATCAGAAGTGCATGGAAGAAAATTCATTTTTATAACAGGAGGTAAGGAACAATGAAAAAAATTGACTGGGTGAGAAAACTCACAAGCAGAAAGTTATGGACAGCAGTAGCGTCTTTTGTATCTATGATGATCGTAGCAACTGGCGGAGCTGAGAATACAGCAACACAGGTAACGGCACTTATTATGGCCGGTGCATCCGTTGTAGCGTACATCATCGGAGAAGGCTTGACGGATTCAGCAAATCTTGATTCCGGAAGCGAGGACGAGGAGTAGTCCGGGAACATATTGTAAGCACAGGGCGGTCTTAGGACTGCCCTATTTTGTTAGGAGGAATGACTATGAGTTTAATAGTTGGAAGTGCAAGAATTGACGAAAACGGTCACGTGCAGGGAGGAAAACCGGGAGATCAGACAGGCAAAGAGGTGTCTACCCAGGCGCACTACGTCCATACAAAAGGCTGGTATTGTCTCAGACCGAAGAGCGTTGCGGTGGCAAATGCTATTGCCGAAGCGATGCTGCAGGCTTGCCGAAATGACAACATTGGTTACTGCCAGGGACACAGAAGCGGAGTTGTGGAGCAGTTGAGAAAAGCAGGGAAACTTTCCAAGATTTCAGCCAAGACGGAAGCAGACTGCAGTTCACTTGTAAGAGCGTGCTGCATCCAGGCAGGTTTTGACCCTGGAAACTTCAACACATCATCCGAAGTTTCAGCCCTCAGAGCGACAGGGAAGTTTATGGATAAGATTGCAGTAACTTCCAAGACGGAGCTGTTCAACGGCGATGTGCTTGTAACAAAGACTAAGGGACACACGGTAGTAGTCGTTTCCGGAAATCCGAGACGAAGCACCAGCTACTACCCTAAGTATAGCGGGGCATCGGATTCTATCATTACCGCACTTGCTGCCGTAGGAGAGAAAGATACTTCCAAAGCACACCGTGCGAAGATTGCGGCGGCGAACGGTATTACGAACTACGCATATACGGCAGCTCAGAATCTCAAAATGGTTAATCTGCTCAAAAACGGTAAGTTAATCAAAGCGTAGGTACTGAAAGAGGTATAGCACAATGGGGTGGCTGAAAAGCTGCCCCTTATTTTGATTTAAGGAGGAGTTTCTATGGAAAAACTATTTGGTATTGATATTTCACATTGGCAGGGAGATTTTAACATCGAGCAGGCCAGGAACGAAAGAGGAGTAAAATTTGTGATCGTCAAAGCTGCAGGGGCAGATGCCGGAAAGTATAAGGACAGCAAATTTGAAAATTATTATGCACAGTGTAAGGCTATCGGAATGCCGGTAGGAGCGTATTATTACGGTAATGCAAAGTCGGTTGCGGAAGCAGAGGCAGAGGCAGAACATTTCCTGTCAATAATTGCAGGAAAACAGTTCGAGTTCCCGATATACTATGACGTCGAGGGTGATATGCTGAACAACGGCAGAGGAACACTCACAGACATTGTGATTGCGTTCTGCGACAAATGCGAAAAGGCCGGCTATTTTGTAGGCGTCTACACATCAGATTCGCATTTTTCGTCTCACGTAGACGATTCGAGACTGCAGAGGTTTACTCATTGGGTAGCGAAGTATTCGAGCAATGAGCCTTCAACGGATCACGATATATGGCAGTATGGAGGCGGTCAGAACTTTATTGCGGATAAGACAATCTGTGGAATAACAGTGGACCAGGATTTCTGCTATCGTGATTTTGAAGCAGAGATTAAAAACGCTGGACTTAATGGATTTTTTACGGACAGTGGAAATGCAGATCCGGAGGAACCGGCACCAGCAGAACCGGAAGGAAGTACGCTTGACCTGGTGTATAGAACCATGAAGGACGAGTTTGGAAGCGGGCAGGAGAGAAAGGACGCACTTGGCAGTAGATGGCAGGAAGTCCAGGATGTTATCAATCACATTCACAATGCGTCTACGCAGGAGCTTGTGGATGAAGTATGGGCCGATAAGTACGGCGGCGGTGAAGTGAGAAGAACAGTTCTCGGCGATAGATGGCAAGAGGTCCAGGATGCTATAAATGCTGGAAACAAAAAGTATTACACAATCGAGAACGGTGATACACTTTCCGGAATTGCCAAGAAATTCGGAACATCAGTTGAGGCACTGGCGAACCTCAATGGCATCGAGAATCCGGACCTTATCATCGCAGGAGATACGCTCAGAGTAAAATAACAGGAGGAATGGTGACGTGAAGAATTACATCGGCGTAAAAATTGTAAAAGCTGAACCGAGGGAGAAAAACGGTGTACCTGGATACGCTGTTAAATATCCGGACGGCTATGTAAGTTGGAGTCCGAAGGAAACCTTTGAAAAGGCGTACCGGGAGTTAGACTGCAAGGACTTCATCAATTCAGAAGGTTAAGCGTAAGGGCCTATGATCCGTAAGGGTTGTAGGCTCTTTTTTTATTGCAGAAAAACGGAACAAGACTGCAGGTAAAATCAATATACAAAATAACCAAAATAAGACCGGGAAAATTGACGAAATGTGCCTGAGACACGATAGGAGATTTTAGTACCTATCCTATGCCTAAGAGCAACAATCCGGTATTGAAGCGTGTACGAAGTCTAAGACATATATGCTTTAGGAGATGGATTTATCCACATTATCCACACGCATTTGTGGATAATGTACGCTTTTGAGAGTACGCAAATGAGCATATATTATTTTATTATCTAATATCTATTATCTATTCTCTAATATCTCGTAAAGAATCCTTGTAGAAATCACATAAGAAATCTTGTAAGAAATCTTACAATGCACCAAGCAGCCGTGCGGGTTTATGGACCTTGCATATAAAAGTGCTGCACAATGCACCGACCAAGTATGCGAACAAAAAGAAATGCAGGATGGCTCGTGAGTGCGAAAATAATTCTGCAAAAACTCGAAATATAGAAGTAAATCTATTGACAAATACGCAAATGCGAAGTATAATATAACCATAATCAAACAAAACATTTGATTAAATCCGAAGGAAGGAGGAGGAATTACCAGTTGGGTAAGAAAGGTAAGAAGCAAAAGACTTTCCAAAAGGAAAAGGAACTGCTTGAAATCGAGAACCTTAAATTACAGAAGAGAGAAAAGCTCGCCAGCATCATCTCCACCATAGTAATCATGATCGTATCAGTGATTACGGCAATTCTGAAATGGTTAGGTTTAATCGATTAACAGTTCCTCGGTGATTGAGAGGGCAGTAACATCGCCCCTCAATTACTGAGTCTATCATAAAGGAGGCTGATTTGGCAATGAAAAAATTGAGACAGCTTTTACAGTCGGTGCTGTTTATTAACTTTATGGTCGGCATTTACGACGGTATGAAAGCGAAGAATTTGGTAGCGATTTTAATAAATGGAGTAGTGGTACTGGCACTGATCGCCGGAGAAAAGGAAGAGAGGTAAACGATATGAAGTGGGACGTGAAACACGATAGAGCAAAGAAGGTATTAAATCATTTCCTGGATAATGCAGGGTACTGGACGGAAGTTGAGAATCTGACAGACGGACTGACAGAGGAAGAAATCCAGGAGGTCAACGCAGAGGTGGCAACGATGATTCAGAGCATCACAAAGAGATACAAGCTGGACGTTATGCTTCCTGCAGAACTGGTCGTAGAGGAAAAGCCACAGGAAGAAGTGAAGGCA